TTTGCAACTGGCTATCTGGCTGGGCAGGACGGCGGCAATAACAACGGCGGATTCTTCGGCAACGAAGGTCTGTGGGCTGTTATTATCCTTGCCATTATCTTCGGCTGGGGCACAAACGGCTATGGCCGCAACGGCGGCGACAACGGCATGAACGCCTACATTCCCTATCTGGTCGGCACTGGCGCAACTGGTCAGGGTGGCGCAGACACCCGCGCGGCTCTGTCTGAGGGCTTTTATCAGCAGGATACCTCCCGTTCTCTGGCGGGCATCCAAAGCGGTATCTGCTCTCTGGGCTATGACCAGCTGGCACAGATCAATGGCATCAACGCCAACATCGCGAACGGCTTTGCTGGTGTGAACAGCGCCATCTGTCAGCTTGGCTACCAGAACGCACAGCTGGTAAACGGCCTGGAACGCAGCGCGTCCAACGGCGACAACGCCATCAGCCTTGCCATCATGCAGGAGGGCAACGCACGGCAGGCGGGTCAGACCGCACTTGCCACGCAGCTGGCATCTTGCTGCTGCGAGAACAAGCAGCTCATCGGCGACCTGAAGTATACCATCGCAACGGAGGACTGCGCTACCCGTCAGGCCATCGCAGACAACGCCCGCGCCATCGTGGACAACTGCAACGCCAACTTCCGCAGCATGATGGACTACTTCACGCAGGACAAGATCGCCACTCTGACCGCTGAGAACCAGAGCCTGAAGTTCGCGGCTTCTCAGGATCGGCAGAATGCGCTTCTGACCACCGTGATGTCTCAGCAGACTGATACCATCCTGAACCGGGTCAATCCTCGTCCGATTCCCGCTTATCAGGTGGCAAATCCCAACGTGGGCGTGAACTGCTGCGGCTGCTGCTAACCTACACACTCCCCGATAACACCGGGTGAACCATCGGGGCAGGGGTAAGACACCTCTGCCCCTGATTTTTTAGGAGGAAAACATTATGGCTTGCAAAACAAGCTGCAAACTCTGCCCCCATCTGGTCTTGAGCCAGTCGGTGACGTTCGCCAATGACACGCTGACCATCAACATTCCTGCTGGCGCATACCAGAACGGAGAGAAGTATTGCATCGTGGTTGCCCAGAGCATCCCGGACACGACCACCATCAACGCTCCTGTGGTCATTACCATCGGTGCAGGCACTACCGCATACCCTCTGACCGACTGCAACTGCGCTCAGGCAACCGCTGAGAGCATCCACACTCGCACTCGCTACGCTACCCGCGTTGCAACGTCTGCGACCGGCACAGGCACGTTCAAATATCTTGGCTGCTTCTGCCGTTCCCACGCTGATGCGCCCGCGTCCATTTCTTGAGGAGGTGTAGATTATGGGCAAGAACAATTTTCGCCGCATGATGATGCTCCGAGACCACGACAAAGACCGTGAGCCGGAACGTGACCGCCTTGAGGAAGAGCGTGACCGCAGGGAACGTGAGCTGGAACGCCGTCTGCGTAAACTGGAAGGTGGCAACGACCGCTATCCCTACTATCCGCAGGAGGAAAACCGCTACATCGACCCCTACCCTATCCCCCGCTACCCTGACGTAGAGAATGGCCGCAGAATGCCGCAAATCGGCTTCTCGCAGAACGGCGACTGGGATAAACGGTCTGGACAGTATGAACATGGCGGCGCAGGCAGCCGCTCGATCAAGATGCCACGCCAGCACCTCACCCACGATGAAGCAGAGGAATGGTGTGACAGCATGGTGAATGCTGACGGCACAAAGGGCTGTCACTGGACGCTGGAACAGACACAGGACGTTGCCAAGCAGCGCAATATCAACTGTGACCCGAACGATTTCTGGGCTGTTATGAACATGATGTACTCGGATTATTGTCAGGTCGCAAAGCGCCAGTCCGTTGACACTCCGGGCTTCTACGCTGACATGGCAAAGGCGTTCCTTGATGACACGGACGCTGTGGACGGCAAGGCGTATCTCTACTGGGATTGTATTGCTGATAAGTAAAACAGAACCCCTGTGTAGTTTTTAACGGCTACACAGGGGTTTACTATTGAAAAAGCTAGGCGGGGTGACGGTTCCCGCATCTCCTAACGATGGGCGATAGCTGCCTGTTCTATCCTCTAGCGTTTTTCTCATTCCCAAATCGCTGATTTTGACCTTATGTCAAACAAATCTTGCGGGGTAATTACAAGGCTCTTGTCGAGTCCTACCACACTGATAATGGAAAGCTTGCCGGGAACTTCTCGCTCGATTCTTGCTTTTGCTTCTTCCTTGCTGTTTGCAAACAAGACGAACGGAGCTTGAAAGTGTCTGCATTTTTCGTCATCATCGTACTGGATTTTGACCCAATAGAAATTTTCCATATATCGCTCCTTTGCTATCTCAATATTTTACAGGCGGTTCAGGCAACGGCATCCAATATGTAATGTTATGGGTTCTACCCTCATCATCCCGCCACTCTTTGAACTGCTCATCGTAATTTGCTATAACAATATCGAAGGCAGATTCATCGAATCCGATAACACGCCGGTCTGTATCCCCCGGAACACTGTTCTTTGCACAAATCCACTGGCTTGATTTTGGCGCGTTTGATACATCGTAAGCGCAATATCCGATGCACTGCGGATTGCCGTACTGCTTCATGTAATCTTCATTTCCGATTCGAGTTGCACAAACCATGTGAACATTTTTCCAACCGACACGGTCATCGTCTGTTGATTCGCTGTCGATAATAATATCTTCGGGGTCTAATACTTTTCTTCCGATTGCAAGATTCCAGTTATTTGCAACATACCGTTTCATTTGCCATTCGTTCAGAAAAGTTTTTGCTTCTTTCATGGCATCTTCCAAAAAACCACGATGAGGTCTATAAACAATCATACGTCAATCCTCCAAGAAATCCTCTTGATTCAGAACTTGATTTACAATTCGTTCTGTACATTCTTTGATAACCGTAGACGCGGGGACATTATCTTCATAAGCTATGTTTTCATATTGTGCTCTTGCATATTCAAAGAACCTTTTGGAAAGCATTTCTGCATCCGCACGGCACAACGGCTTTAATTCGTATTGCATCGGGAATCTTCTTGTAAGTGCAGGGTCAATCCTATCAAATCGGTTTGTCGTTCCAATAATAATGACATTGTTCGGCAATCTGTCCATTTCCTGCATAATCGCAATAACCACACGGTTCATTTCCCCAACGTCATCTTTTTGCCCACGAGCCATTCCGACCGCATCTATTTCATCAAAACAAAGAACGCAAGGAGCGGTTCTCACATAATCAAAAATTCTCGCAAGGTTAGATTGAGTTTGCCCTAAGTGCGAATCAACTAGACTTGAAAATTGAATCCTCAAAAACGGAAGTTTTGCTTTATGCGCGATATACCTAGCCAGCATGGTTTTTCCGCATCCGCTTTGCCCATAAAGCATCAATGCTGGCAAATAAGGAATACCCATTTCGTTCAATTTTTCAGATGCTCGATAAATAGCAACGATTTTATGCGTTATACTTTTTTCTTCGTTCCTAAGAAGGAATCTTGCTTCTGGAAATTCTTCTGTATCTTCTGCGATCAAAAGATGCTGTAAGTTATATGGCAATTCAATAAATTCTCTTTTGCTTTCCAACTTGCGAAGCATATTTTCTTTGAACTGCTCATCTTTTTTGGATGATATAGAATCCAAAATGATTTTAACGACTTTTTGCGCGTTTCGCATATCGCCATCGCAAACAAATCGAATAAGGTGTCGCTCACTATCATTCATCTAAAAAATCCTCCAATTCAATCTTCCCATCTGCCGCCGCAGCCGCTAGAGCGTATACGAACTGTCCAATCGTCATTCCGTGTCGCCTCGCTTCACGGTTGATGTACTTGCGCTCTTCCTCGCTCATAAGGATGGTAATGCGCTTGGAACGCTTGCCATCACCGCTTGCAACGCCCTGATGCGATTCCGGCATCGGGATTTTTTTCTTTGTCAAGCCAGCTTCGGCCAGTGCGCCGGGGACATTGCCTTGTTCGATAAGACGTTGAACTTCCCTCGCCTGTTTCAGCTTCTTTGGCTTACTTTCGCCTAACACGGCATCACTTGGCTGGCTTTTGTTGCCTTTGGCTTGCTTCGGCTTAATACAGCTTAACTGTGATTCATTAGGCTGTGTACGGCTGTCTGCGGCTCCACTGGGCTTAATCTGAGCTTGTTCGGCTTCTTTCGGCTTTGCTTGGCTTACTTTTTCTTCCTTTGGCTCACTTCGGCTTAATGACTGTTCCGAAAAAATAGGCTGAAAATCAAACCCGCCAAGCAAGCCGGATGATTTTTTGCTGGTTGATTTCATTCTGTGCCAGCCTCCTCATAATCCGAATCTTCAAAGGACGGAGCTTCTGGTAGCGGCATCCAATGCGTCGCTCCAAGATTATTACACCAATCTGTTTTCCAAATAGGTTTTCCACCGTCTTCTGGATAAAAGTAACACTGTGCAATATCTGTTCCTGTCAACGGCGATGCAACGAGGACGGGATTGCTTTCAAGTTCTCCGTTTATATCCACCATTTCGGGGTAGTGGTCGCTCACTCTAATCCATTCCTTGCTCCATAACCATTTTTCTTTGAAATACTGTACGTCTTTCTTATACTGCTCTTTATCAATGTCGCCACTTCTGTACCAATCACAGCTATGTAAAACACAGAGCAAATCGTATAGAAGCATACTCAAATCTTTGTCTCCAAGCGGATTTTCTTTTCGCGCAATAGCCGAAAGCTCTTTTACCCGTTCATTTGCAAGGTCATAATCTGGGTAGCAGTGCTGATAAATAGCATTTGCAAGGCTGTCATTTTGATAATCCCAATGTCCACCACTCATTTTTCTTCTCCTTCTACAATCATCTTCGCCAACGCCTTGAAATCTTCTGCGCTGGTACTCTTTGCCGTGTCGCCACTAAACAGGCTGTGCCGCTCTGCTTGTGCCTTACGAACACCCATAGACGGTCTAATCTTCACGTCCAGCAATGTTGTTCCCATGCTCTGTGCAATCACAGGAAGCTGCTCCACGACCTCTTTGGACAGGTTCTCACGGCTCTTGTACTGGTTCAGAAGCAGACCTTCAATCTTCAATGTCGGGTTAAAGTATCTGCGAACATCGCCGATGGTCTGTGAAAGCTGGCTCAAACCAGCCAGTGCGTAACGGTCGGCTGTGATTGGAACGATGATGCTGTTGGCGGCGATCAGCGCGTTCACAAGCGCAAGACCAAGCTGTGGGGGAGTGTCCAGCACAATGTAATCATACTGCTTAGACACGCTTTCAAGGGCTTCTCGTAGCCGAAAGTTCTTTCCCATGTCCCGGACAAGCTGCTCGTCAATGTCCTTCAATGCGCTGTCTGACGGCAGAATGTCACCGGCTTCGCAGTGCTGAATTCCTTCCTCTACCGTACCCTGCCGGGTCATCACATCAAACAGGGTGCATACGTCCTCTGTCTGTGCTCCGTAGGTGTCCGTTGCATTGCACTGGGCATCGCAGTCCACCAGCAGCACTTTCTTGCCAAGCAACTGCAATGCACCCGCCAGACAGGTGCTTGTGGTAGTCTTTCCTGTGCCGCCCTTCTGGTTGGCGACAGCTATAATTTTTGCCATTTTATCACTCTTTCTTTATTTGCCGTTAAGCGCTTCAATGGAATAAAACGCTGGCATATACTTGTCTACGATACCCGCTTTGTCTACGCTTCTAATCAGATAGCCAACAGGTCTGTCAGGGAACGGCGTTCTGTTCAAAGATAGGATGTCCTTATACGCTGCCTTTACCGTCTCGTAAACCGCTTCTCTGCGTCTCGGCAGCTTAATTTCAGGATGCTCTTTCTTCATCCACTTCTCAACCACTTTTGCCACGTCAATGCAGTCTTGCTTTTCCAGCTCGTCACACACAGACCAGTCAAAAACCTCATATCCGCTTCTACGGGGCTTTCTGGCAGCTTTTTGAGGTTCAGCCGATACTTCGCTTGCCTGAACTTCAATCAGCGTCTCAGACGCTTTAATTTTGGGCTTGAACTTGACCGCCACAGCCTTTCGTGCTACAAGAACCGGTTCATAAGTCACCACGATGTCAGACACGGCGTTGATTTCATCTACTGCAACATCAAGCACTCGTTTGCGAAGGTTCTTGTAAACATCGTAGCTTGCTTCCATCGCACCGAGCTGTTCTCTCAGCTTTTTCAGACTGATTTCATGCGGCTTGCTGTCCATGTTCAACCAGTCCCGAAGAATCGAATAAAGCAAAATGCTGTATTGAGACTTCATTCTTGACGTGTAACGCAGCCGATACCGAACATAGCCACTTTCGGCAATATCAAAAAAGATAGGGCGAAGGTCAGGGTTGCAAGTGATTGCCACAACATAAGACCTCGTTTCGGGTACATAGTCCAGTTTTGCCCTTGTGAAAAGGACAAAGCTCTCAAACGTGCCCTTCTCTTTGTCAATGGGAATCGACACCGTATTGCCCAAAAAGTGCTTAATCTGCGGCTCAATCCTTCGTGCATCAAGGCTTTTTAACCCAAGCAGGTCTCTGTACTCTGCCAAAGTGAACTCCACACGGCTGCTGTTTGGGTCTCTCGGATTTATTCTTGATAAGTAAACCTCTAGCAACCGAAGTTCGCCTGCCGTATAGTCCCTGAACTTCGCCCAAACAAGGGATTTACTTTTCTCGACAAGGTTATTGTCTGATATTTTTGGCATCTGCTCACTTCCTTTAATGGTCTGAAAACAGTATATCACAAGTAGGGGGACGTGTCAACAATTTTTGTCCCCCATGACTTGTCTTTTTGTCCCCCATGTCCTCGTCATTTTGTCCCCCGTGACTTGTCAAAACGTCCCCCATGCTTTGTCATTTCGTCCCCCATCTACCTATTATATATTAAACAAGAAATAAACAAGAGGTTAAATATCATCGTTAAATAGGCGATGACGATAATTTTCAACAATTTCTTTGTTTTTCCATTCCAGCTTGTGGATAACTCAACCTTCCATTTGCTGAATAAAGTCTTTCCGGCAATTATTAGTCTTATCTAACGTGTACAAAAAGTGGATGAAAAACTTTTGAGCAGATGTTATGGGGGACAGATTGACGAACTATTCAAACACAAACAGCAGATTAACGATAATTCATTATTTATTCAGCGCGAATACTGTCGATTTGCAGCCTATGGGGGACGGATTGACAAGGTGGATTTTTCCGATAGGTGTACAAAAAGTGGACAGAATGTTCCTTAAAAACTTCGATAATTCGACAATCAGCCGCTTATATTATTCGGATTCACGGTATAAGAATCATTGGACCTCATAGCAGCTTCTGTTCCGGCATCTTGCGCCTGATAGAGTATTTCCATCTTCGGGGCGGTTCCATTCGGGTCTGGGTCTGTTCCGGTAGCTTGCGCTATCTCGTAGTTGCCCGATACCATCCGGCAAACAGAGACCCTGTCCTTCAACGGTGTGTGGAGGTTTGCCAGAACCTCCGTCAGCACACCCATATGGTCTGAGCCGTGATCTCCGTACCGGATATACAACAAGGCATCTATCTCATAGGAAGAACATTCCATCATAGCATCTATGAGAATCTGCCGCTTCTCCAGACCAGGAAGGTCGTCTTCCAGATGCTCCAGCAGTCCAGGATAAATGCAAGCGTCCATGTATCGAGCCGCCGATACGCCGCAACAGGTGAACCAGCGCATAGCCATTGGCAGGGAAATGGCTGCCAGACCTTGCTCCCAGTTGGCAATCGTGCCACGATTCACGCCCATTCGTGCTGCTAATTTCTGTTGGCTTAAGCCTGAACGCATCCGTGCCATCTCTAATGTTTTGGCCGTTCTTACCAAATATTCATCCATAAATTCACGCCCTTTCAACAAAATTCAGCAAAACTGCCGGGTTCGACAAACCAAAAAATGGAAAAAGCTGCTATGGAGAACCAACAGCAGCCTGTGTTATAACTGTATTGTCAAAAAATTCCAAATAGAAAGGAAACATAAAATGAAAGAAACTGCAATCTGGAACCATGAACGTATGCCAATCATCGACGGAATGCCCGCCAGCGTTCCCGATAAGAAGCCGCACACACCTGAACCATGGGAGGAAAGCTAATGAACCGAACTGTAGATGCTCTGATTGTCCCATACGCCCGCAGACGGACGCTGGAGCTTGTCCTGAGCCTTTCTGGGTACGAAGCTGATAAAGATGCTTACCTCGAAGCAAAAGGCATCCTGGAACGTGCCGTAGCCGCCTTAGACGATGGACGCGACCCGGCAGATAACATCGAACGCATTGACGGACAGCTTGTGGAACTGTGAAAGGAGAAGAAGATGGACTTTACGAACGGATTCTATAAAACCGAAAACCCTGTTGTTCTTGAAGAAGTGAAAACCTTCCTTCAGTCAATGGAACGGCGTGGAGCAACCGTAAAAGACTTGGACGATGCCATTGTGCAGCTAAACAATGTTTCGCACAGCATCAGCACAAACGCTCTCGTCAAAGCAGATGTGCTGGACGATTTACCGAATAACCCCTTTCGTTCCATGCTCAACGGAATGTTACAAAGCAAAGGGTAACTTAAACTTAATGTGGCTCTTAATCATTGTCATTGCGATTTTTGGCTTCCCTGATACAAAGTAATGGATGCGAAGAAAATATTCGATTTTTACGAAGTTGTTGAAAATGCATTGACTTTACAACTATAAGATGTATAATCGTATCAAATGAACATTCATTTTTACTGATCGGGAGGATATGCCACAATGAGTGAACAGGAAAGAGCCAAGATTGACCGATTTATTGCATGGCTGCTGGAACATCCTGATAAGATTCCGGCAGCGGAGCAAGCCTTAGACCTAGAATAACAGAAAACCCCTTGCGCAGAGCTACACCAGCCCGGCACAAGGGGTTTTTATTTTACCGGGTCAGAACCGTTTCCTCACATCTTCTCAATCAGGTTCATCAGCGCTTCACGCTGCGCTGTCGGCATAGATTCAAGCTTTTTTCTAATCCGTTCCACTGCTGCATCGACTTCACTTTGCGGCTGCTGGGGCGGGTTTTCTTTTTGTTCGCCAGTGAGAAGGTAGTCTACCGATACGTTGAAGTAGGCTGCAATTTTAGAAAGAACCTCTGCGGACAGGCTCTTGGTTCTCCCGGCTTTCAGCTCGGAAAGAAAACTACGGCGAATCCCGATGTTGGCACAAAGAGTTCCGTCTTTGATTCCCTCTTTTTCGCAGAGTGCATGGATGTTGCTGTACAAGTCCGACATAAGAACACTCCCATATTTGTGCAAGTATACAAATGCACAGAATTTTGTACAAAAGAGTTGACTTGTACAGATGCCTGTACTATAATACAGACATGGGCAGTACAGAACACTGTACAATATAAACTCTCTACACCCTTATATTAGTACAGCTTTCCGTACTTGTCAATAGATTTTAGCAAATGGAGGTGGAATTTTGAAAGAAAACTTCCGTTCTGGCTTTGAGCTAGAAGTGAAGATGAAGCTGTTGCAGCGAGGTATGAAGCAAACGGAGCTGATTCAGGCGGTTCAAAGCGATACTGGATTGTTCCTTGATGATTCGTACCTCTACAAGATTCTTCGTGGTGAGCGAAAGCCGGAGAAGATTATTCAGAGCATCTGCAAGATTCTGGAGATTGAGCAGAAGGAGGACTGAACATGGAACAGATTTTGACATTGAAGGTAGACCTTGAGCACCCGGACGATGCGAAATTTGCCATTGACGAAGCGGTCAAGGTCTACGAAGCAGACAAGCTCAAGTGGGCAGAAGATGAAATTGCCGAAGCGAAGCATCTGGCAATGAAGATTATGGAGCAGTTGTGCTTGGATGGGTACAGCATTGAATGGTGCAGAGTCACGGAAGCGTACTGCTACAAGGCGGTTTCTATTTGGCTTAGTAAACCGGATGATGAAAGTTTTAAGCGAAATGCAACGTGCTGCATCCCTTCTGCTTCTTTTGATACTTGGGTTGCCAAGTGCGTCTGCCTGTGTCGGGCTACCGGCAGAAACGTGCCCGCGTTCATCATTAAAAAGGCTGGTGAGTGCTGGTGACGAAATTTCGTAAGGCGCAAAGCCGCAAGCGCAGACTGAAGCTGGCAATGGCAGCTGGCGTGTCCAGAAACGATGCCAACAAGGTGCTTTGGATGGAGAAAACCATCAATCAGTGCTTTGAACGCCACAATCGCGAAGCCAGGCTAAAAGAGGAGATGCAGCGTGGAAGAAAAGTACTGTGAGCGCTGCGGTGTCTTTCTTGGCCTTGTAAATCCGTGCAAGAAATACTGTGAAGAATGTAAAATCATTGTTCGCAGAGAACGGCAGGCTCTTATAAAGAAAGGAATCAAGGCTAAGCCGGAACCAGCTTTATGCGCTTGGTGCAAGAAGCCAATGGTTCGGAAGGTCTGGTCTCAGAAGTATCACCCTGAATGTGCAGCAGATGCAAACAAGGCTTTGACCAAAAAGTACAAAGCCAAAAAGCAAAAAGAGCTGAATGAGCTAAAAGCATCTGGTGAGTTCAAAATTACTTGGGATGTGCAGGAGCTAGAGCGTGCGAGACCTCAAAAGCACGAGCCTCCAAAGTATACCGTGCGACAGATGAACGATGCCGCAAAACGATATGGCATGAGCTACGGCCATTACAGTACTTTACTTGAACAGGGAAAGGTGAAGGCCCCTGATGAACGGTAAATACTACGGAAAGCGAGAAATTCGCTGGCACAGCCGGGAGAAAGACCGGCTAGAACGCATCGAGAAAGAAAGAGTGAGCAAAAATGAAAAAAATCAAGGTAAGAATCACATTCACCGAAGCAGTTCTCGGCACATGGCCTAGCAATCAGAACATTGCACGCGAGTTCATCGCCAGCAAGTCCCCGGATGCAAATACCATCGAGGACGAGGTTGCTGCTCTGGGCGCTGATGCTGTGGCAGATAAGGGCATGACCGTGTTCCCTCGCAACGAAAACGGCGAACCCATCTTGTATGACTACCAGATCAAGGGCTTCTTCAAGGATTCTTGCGGTATGCTGGGTCGTATCGGCGGCAAGACCGAAACTGGCAAGAAGAAGGCCGTGAACGAAAGCGGCAAGCTGACGGCCTACAAGAAGGTCATTGATGGGTTGATTTTCGTTCAGCCCCGCATGATTCCCATTCATGTGAACGGCGAGATTACCGAGTGCCAGCGCCCACTCCGTGCACAGACAGCGCAAGGAGAGCGCGTCAGTCTTGCCAACAGCGAGCAGATTCCCGCTGGTTCGACCTGCGAGTTTGAAATCGTTCTTCTGGACGATTCTCACGAGAAGGTCGTGCGTGAATGGCTGGACTACGGCGCTTTGCGTGGTATCGGCCAGTGGCGCAACAGTGGCAAAGGCCGTTATACCTACGAAGTTCTTGACTGAGTGCAATGGAATTGCATGGAACCGATATGAGCGGCGAAGCAAAGGCTATGGATGCAAGGCGTAGCTTTGATAAGCAAAGGCGGAGCGGAGTATAGAAACGCAAAGGCAACGGAAAAGAATAGAAACAATAGGCTAAGGCATTGAGTAGCTAGGAGCAGAACAGCAACGGCAAAAATGAAAGGAGACAAGATGAAAGCATTTATTGAAGTTGCCCTGATGTGGGGCATAGCACTGGCAGTGGTTTTGGCGGTATTTCTGCTGAACCTCTGGTTGGTGCATCACATCGGAATTCTGGTAGGTGCATCAGCTACCCGTGGAATCATTACGGCATCTGTGGCAATGGCTACGGCATGGATACTTAGTTTTGGAGGTAATAAGAATGAAAAGCCTGAAAGCTAATGTCCTTTGTACGCTTGGAATCGCGTTAGCGATCTTTTCAGTAGGATGTGGCGATGCAATCCAGAAAAGTCAGAGCACAGTAGCAATGTTTGGATACGTTTTCCTTTCGTGTAGCTTCCTCGCCGCAGCACTCATCTTGTGCGCCATTGGGGTCAGCTCTGAAAATGAACGTATCGAACGGGAAAATCGCAAAGTAAAACGCATTCCTCATCACACCAACGAGTGGAGGGATGCACGATGAAATGCCCGATGTGCGGTAGTGACAACATCACAACGGTTGATAGCCGATCAGACTATGACAGCATCGCTCGACGCAAGAAGTGCCTTGTATGTAATTACCGGTGGTCTACCATCGAAATCGACAAAGACCAGTGGCACAGTGCGTTGCAAATCAAAGAACAGCGCAAGAGAGGGAAGTCGAAAAATGATTAACCTTGACAGATTCGGTGGCGTGACAGAGCCGGATGATGGCGTGTATTTCCTAACCCGTGAGCAGGAAGCAGAAGCCAAAGAAGCTGACCGGCTGGCAGCGATTGAGGACTTACAGTCTGAGATTGAGGACAGGGAAGCAGAGCTGAAAGACCTCCGCGCACAGTTGGCAGAACTGATAGCTGGGTGATTTTGTACAGCCAAGTTAAGCCGAAGTAAGAACAATGATGCCTAATGAAGCCAAAGAAAGGAAACGTATGGACAACAGCAAAATCCATGAAGCTCTGATGGCTGTTCAGTCAGAGCTGAAAGCCCCGAAGGGGCAGATGAACAAATTTGGCGGCTACAAGTACCGCTCGTGCGAGGACATTCTCGAAGCGGTCAAGCCCATCTTGAAAGCGCATAGCCTTGTGCTGCGGCTTTCCGACAAACCTGTTATCGTTGACAGTTGGCACTACATCGAAGCCACCGCAACGGTTGAATCGCAGGATGGTGCCACCTACACGGTGACTGCATACGCTCGTGAGCCTGAGTTTAAGAAGGGCATGGACGATTCGCAGATTACCGGCACTGCAAGCAGCTACGCCAGAAAGTACGCTCTGAACGGTTTGTTTTGCATTGACGATACGAAGGACGCTGACACGGACGAGTACCAGAAGCAGACTACAAGCAGGTCAAACAAGCCTGAGCAGAAGCAAACGGAAGCGGAAACCATCCCCCCATGCGCTTGCTGCGGAAAGCAGTTGCAGCCTATTCAGTACAACAACCGCACAGTCACTCCGCTGGAAACTGCAAGAAGCACGAAGAAACGCTTTGGGCGTGTCCTGTGTTGGGACTGTGCCCAGAAACAGCCGAAGGAGGGCTAAACAATGCTCAACTCTATCGCAATTCAGGGGCGTCTGGTTCACACACCCGAAGCTAAGGTCACGAAGTCTGGCAAGGATGTTTGCACGTTCAGCATTGCTTGCGACCGTCAGAGTGGTGGTCAGAAGGAAACCGACTTCTTTAACTGCACCGCATTTGGCAATACGGCACTGTTCGTTTCCAAATGGTTCCAGAAGAACAGCCTGATTCTGGTGACTGGCAGCATCCAGACCCGGAAATATATCGACAAGCAGGGGAACAACCGCACCGCAACGGAAATCATGGCGAACAAGGCTGACTTCTGCGGTGGCAAGTCTGACAGCAAGCCCACCGATCGGGCGCAGGATGCACCGCAGAACTACTCTCAGGGCAACGCAGATGACTTCTCTGTGATTGACGACAGTTCTGATCTCCCTTTTGACTAACGGTTACGCTACCGGGACAAAAGGCGAGAAAGGAACACTATGTTTTACCGTCCAAAAGTAATTCGATGCCGCCTGAAAACTGGCGGGAAAAGCATCAAACAAATCAAAGAATCTCACAAGGGGCAAGGGCTGGTTTATCGGGATTTTGAAAGTCTCCAACAGATGTACGATGCTTTTTCTGGATTGATTGTTGAACTGTCACTTTGGGAATATGACAACCACGAAAGCTATCATCTCGAAAGCTGGAATCCAGAAGATGATGAAAAAGTTATGATGGGCGTTTATTACGCAGAGCAAACGCATCCATTCCCTCGATACAAGAACGATTTTGAAAAATTCAAAGTGGACTGGAAAGCAAAGGAATATGAATGCGAAGGCGCATCTCTTGTTTTTGATCCAGCAGATGTTGAAGAACTCGAAACTATATGCGAAGAAGTTCCTTCGTCTTGACCACCTACCTTATATAAGAGCTGCGCTATCTGGCTGGACGGGCGTTTGGAAAGATGATTACCTGTTGTCTCAACTGCAAATCACGCTGCACAGCTTGCCACGACACTTGCGAGAAGTACAAAGCGGAGAAGAAAGATTTCGAGGAGCGCAAGGCGTTCGTGCATGAGCTTAACCACAGCCAGAGCGTATACCATCGTGACTACGAGGACAAGCACCGAGAAAAAGGCAAGAAACGGTTTCTCGGAAGTGAATTTAGAGGTGAACGAGGATGAATCAGTGGATCAATGTCAAAGAAAAGTTACCAGAGATGACGGAAGAAGTTACCGAAGTGGAAGGCGACAGAGAATATACGCTTTGGTATGAGAGCAAGCCTGTTCTGGCGTTTGATAAAACCATGTATGACGAAAATAGCAGAATGCAAACGGCAGTACTTACAGACGATGGTGATTGGCTGACAACGTTTGATGAAAAACGGCTTGAAAACGTAACCCACTGGATGCCTTTACCTGATGAACCAAAGGACAACGAATGAACACCGGTAAGCAGTTTGAGACAGACTTCAAAGCGTCCGTCCCGTCAAATGCGTGGTGCTACCGACTGAAAGACAGTGCCGCCACCTACTACGGCGGCAACGAAAACCTGTCCTTTTCTATCGACAACATCTGCGATTTCCTTGTGTACCGTTACCCGATGAACCACCTGTTTGAACTGAAAACCATCGAAACGCCCTCTATCCCTCTGGAAAAGGTGTTCGGTAAGTACTACAAGGCAAAATGCAAATACCGCAAGGAAAAGCACATCACTGACATGGTGGAAGCAATGGGGTACAGCGGTCAGACCGCTCATGTGATAATCAATTACAGGGAGGTCAACCGCACCTTTGCAATCCCTGCCAACAAAGTTCTGGCGTTCCGATACAACGAGAGCCGCAAGAGCATTCCTTGGCAGTGGGCAGAGCAAGAGGGGATAGAGGTCAAAGCGAAAAGGCTGCGTGTCCATTGGCGGTATGACGTGGACGGGCTGCTAAAAAGATTGGAGAAAGAAAATGGCAATGGTATGCGATAGGTGTGGCGAAACGTATACGCTTGAAGAATGGAACAAATGGAACAAAATGAATGGGAAAATTGAAGTTCGGCCAATAATTGGCGGGAAAGAAGGGTGGAGCATTCTTCTTTGCCCCTCTTGCATGGCTGCGCTCAACGACTGGCTGAAAGGAGAACAGAAGTGAGCAATCATCGTTTTATCTGTCTTATGATTACAATTCTGGCACTGTCACTCATACTGTTATTTACATCCTGTGGTTTAACATCTGCTGAAACTAAAACTGAAACTGAAACTGAAACTGCTGACCACCCTTGCTACCATGTTACAGTTTATTCCCCGGAAATTGAAAAAGTGGGCTACGGCAGCGCACGGCGTCCGAAGTACACCATTACGGTGGAAAGCTTTAACGAGCTGATTCCGATCTCTAGTGCAAGAGATTACAAACTACTCCAAATACCTCTGGGAGACGGTCGATTTGAGCTTGTATCCACTTCAATGGTTGAAATCGAATACTACTGAAAGAGGTAGAGCTATGCAAAAGAAAATTTCAGACATTCTGCCCGATACGGAAATTTTGGCGCAGTTGGCAGAAGAAGCATCCGAACTGGCACAGGCTGCATTGAAGCTGCGCCGGGCGCTGGATGGCACGAACCCGACACCGAAGAGCGTTGCGGAGTGTGAAGAGAATCTGCTAGAGGAACTAGCAGACATTAAAGTTGCGTTCACGGTCTATTTGTCTGATTCAAAACCATGCATCAAGGCAAGGGTTTCAGAGGAAATCAACAAGACCGCCGAGATAAAGCTTGACCGCTGGCTCTCTCGCCTTGAAGCAAAGGAGCAGTCAAATGAATAAAATTGGAAACTGCCCTCTCTGTGGCAAACAGGTCAAGCCAACCAACCTCCGCAAAATCGCACGGCAGAATCAGTTGTACGGCTTTCGCATGGCTCTGGATGGCATTGCCGCCACATGGGGCGCACTGATTCAGAACCTTCGGTGCGATGCAGACCTGACCGATGAACAGGTGCAGAAAATCATCCGCATTGGTGACAGGTACTGGGAAATGGTTGGGCAGTTCAAAAACGAGGACATGACCCCTGACGAGTTTGCGGATTACATCACCGCAAAGTCAGAACAGGTCGAAAAAGAGCTGAGGGAAAGGTGGAGCTAACAATGTTTGAATTTGTAACCCGCTGGCTGGTCTGCCTAGTCCTGCTGGCGGTAGTGGTTCAGTCTGAACGGACAATCAAGGGCATGGTAGACAACCTGTTTGAAAAACAGCAAGCAATGCTCGTCTGGGCGTTCGTCAACGTGGTTCTGGTCGTTTGTACGGCGGTTGTGACGGGGTGGAGGTAAAAACATGAACAGATATGACATTGAAAAGAGGATGGAAAGAAGCCGTAGAAAATTTGCGATTCTGCAAGGCGTTGTAATCGCTTTTATTGCAGCCACGGCAGTCTCGTCTATCGCATTTTCCATCTTTATGTATAAGGGCTTGTTTTCCGCAGACATCCCAGAATGGATGAAGTGGGCGTTTGTATTTCTTGGGAGGTAAGTATGGACAACGAACTTTATTGCCCAATGAAGATAGCCAGCAATCCGCTTGGTCGGTGCGTCTGCGAAAAAGAGAAGTGCGCTTGGTGGCGGCAGTTGGACAATTGCTGTTCCATCTTGTGGATTGCACGGGAACTGAGAAACATCGAAACGAAAATGAAGAGGTGAGAGCGTGAAAAAGCGGATTTACCTTGTTCTTGAAACCGAAACGGACGAGGATGACAACAGCATTCGCAGCGATATTGAGCAAGAACTTGGAATGGCTACGCATTATTTCAAAACCTGCTCTTATAGCGAAATCGGGTTTGATGGCTTGTGGAAAAGCACATTCGAGCAGCCGCCTAAAAAAGAAGATGCAGATGAAAACGGCTATGTGATGGCGATTGCTGGGGCGATCACAAAGTCTGATTGCGTGGGTTATCCATATAAGTGGTTGTGGAATGTCGTTGCAAAGCATCCATACGCATACCCTGTTTGGAAACGCATCAAGGAGGTCTGACACATGGCAATCAATAAGAAAATCCGTGAGGTTGTGTATCAGAAATATAATGGACGCTGTGCGTATTGTGGCAGGGAAATTTCTTATAAGGATATGCAGGTAGACCACTTCAAACCTTTAAGGGCACTGGAACCGGATAACAAAAATGCAAACGATATTTCAAATTTGATGCCAGCTTGTCGAATGTGCAATCACTATAAACGTGCAAATTCCTTAGAGGTATTCCGCAAATACATTTATGAAATTCCAAGCAAGTTAAGAAATGATTACATTTATAAAATTGGAGTTGCATACGGAAATGTTATTGAAAACGAAAAACCAATTGAATTTCTTTTTGAAAAAGTAGAAAAGGAATAAAGCGAGGTGATAACTTTTGGCAACACCCCCGAAGCGTGGTCGTGGCAGACCGCCGCTGACCGAAGCTGAAAAGAAAAAGCGTGAGAAGCGGGCGCAAAAAGCGAAAGAAGAAGCCGCTGCGAAGCGTGAGAAAGAGCGTGAGAAGAAGAAACAACAGATGCTTAACAAGCGGAAATCTATCCGATCGCAGGTGAGTAAAAAGGTGAAAGAACAACAGGAGTTAGCGATCACGAGGTCTAAGATGCTAAGCACAGGGGATTTGCAGTCGAGAATCGGCGATGAAGAGGACAAGAAGGTCATCGGCATGATTGCAGCCAAGTATTTTGGAGATCTTCCGAGCGTGGATATGAACAACCCCATTGAAGTGCAGCAACGCCTTGATTTCTTCTTTGACGCTTGCATCGAAGCTAGAATCTCCCCTGTTGTAGAATGGATTGCACTGGTGTTGGGCATTGAATGGCCTAGCCTGAGACAGATTATGACAGGCAAACGCCGTGACGACAGCTTGCAGCAGAAGTACATTCTAAAACTGATTCTGCAAATGCAGTCCATGTGGGCATACAACGGTATGTACGGTCAGGAGAACCCGGCAGAGTGGATTTTCCGAGCCAAGAACTACTTTGGTATGCGTGACAACGTAGAAGTCACCGTTGCCCCGCCGGAACAGCCGCTGGGCGATGCCCAAAGCGTAGAGCAGCTTGCCCAGAAGTATCAGACGACTTTGCCGAAGGAGATTGACGTAGAGTATAAAGAGGTGACAGAGGAGTGAAAGAACTCATCGCTTTCTTTTTATTATCTTGGGCGGTCGCCTTTTTGATTATCAACAATTTTAACGATAAGGAGTAAAACATGAAAAAGGTAGCAACTATTATTTCTTCTGTTGTAGCAGCGTTTTTTGTTGCAGTGGTTCTTTTGCTATGTTTGGAGAGAGTGCCCGTTGGTTATGTTGGAGTTGTTTATTCGGCACGAGGCGTTGAGCAGAACACCTTGTCGCAGGGCTGGCACTTTCTTTCTCCCATGAAACACGTTAGCAAGTTTCCTATCAGCCAGCAGCAACTTATTTTTTCGGATGACCCGGCAGATTATAACGCAAAGGAACACGCAGATTGGCACATTGATGCCCCCGCAAGCGGTGGAATGGTTGGAGTAAACCTTACCGTAAATTATAACTTCATTCCAGACCGTGTTGTTGAACTTTACAGCCGTTTTAATGGGATGGATGGTGAAACGCTTGTCGAAAGCCGTATTCAGAACAGCATTATCGCCTACGTCAAGGAAGTTACGCCACAGTTTTCTGTAATGGACATTTACTCCGAAAAGAAAACGGAAGTAAACAATGCAATCACAAGCTATTTGAATGAAAAACTTACCAATGAATACGGAATCAACGTTTCGAGTGCCCTCGTGATTGACGTGGAATTGGATGATACTCTCACTGAAAAAATTAGAGCGAAAGAACAAGCAAAACAGGACGCAGAGATTGCTGAACTGAACAAGCAGACTGCTCTTGCCCAGGCTGAGACGGACAAGGTGAAGGCTCAGACGGAAGCCGATGTGAAAGTGATCGAAGCACAGGCAGAAGCAGAATCCAATCGTATCGTGTCGGAATCCATCACTCCCGAACTGATTCAGATGGAAGAAGCTAAAGCCAGACTGAAGCATGGATGGGTTACTGTCAATGGCGCAGATACAGTCGTAACAAAAGCTGATTGATGGGGAACATATTCCGTGCAAAATCAAAGACTGGAAAGCTGACAAAGAAATTCTGTTTAAGGATGTTGGGGAGAACGAACAATGAAAATCATTACATATCCTGACGGTCGTTCGGAACAGGTTGGAACGCCATTAGAACTAGCGCAGTTTATGCATAGTTTGATATTCAATCAAACTATGCAGAAGTTCAAGAATCTGATTGATTCTATCCCACAGCAGATTGAAAGCCCAAATAAAAAACGCGCATCTAAAAAGAAAGCAGGCGAATCTAATGCAAACTGACAGAGGAATCTACCACAAGCGAGTGCGCGACCGCTGCGGAGCGGTACAGGGCTGTAGAATGATGAACCCTGACGAATACTTCAAGGATTGGGCGTGGCGCAGGGACACAGGCAACCTATGCCCGGAGTGCTATAAGGAGTATAAGCGATTGATCGGGAGGTTCAATGCCAACAGAAGGAAAAAGAGAGGGCAGATATAATGAAAAAGTGCGCTCTTTACAGGTGCAAACAGTGCTTTGCGACCATGATAGACGAAGGCGATGTCAGAATCGATAAAGACATCGTTGATTGGATGTTTGAAAATGAAATGGAAGAAAGCAAAATTGGGTTTATCGCAAAATTCAAAATAAGCGATAAAGTTCTCATTCATCGTTGCGCCAATAACACTGTTGGCTTATGCGAGTTTATCGGATGGAAGGAGATAGAGGAATGAACTTCTACTGCACCACCGAACATTGCTCTTGCATGGGCATAAAGCAGTTCTCCGCTGGCAAGGCTATCCGATGTACAGCAGAATCCTGTAAGAACAAATCCGAGCCGTCCTGTGGCTCTTGCAAATGGTACGCAGAGCCGGAGGGCGTGTGCGTGAACGACCAGTCAGAACACGTTGCAGACTTCGTGTGGAATGAACGTGGATGCAAGGAATGGGAGAAAAAAGAGAATGAATAATCTTGGGAATGCGTTGATTGTGGGTTTAGTTTCTTTTCTGGTCGGAACATTTATATGTGAAATAGTATATCTCATTGAAAAAATTTTAATATGGGATATATTTCTGAACGAAATTCCTGATGGAAATAAAAAGGTTTTTGCAGATGCAATCATCCACATCATAGTTTATTTGATTGGGTTTGCGACATTGTATGCGATGTACAAGGCGGGAGTATAAAGATAACAGCAGGGGAGAAAATCAGAAAGCGCAGGATTGAACTGGAAAACGGGAATGATGAGATGATACTCGGCAACGGTGTTCTGCTGGATAGTAAAGGAAAGCTTCTCTGCCGTACTGTGGACAAGTCCTGCTCCACCTGTAAATGGCACGACAGATTCTCGTGAGTCTGTTACAACGGTCTGTCTGAGTTCCGGGCTGATTTTACAGACCCGGACGATGTGTGCAAGGAATAGGAGAAGAGAGATGAAACGTCAGCAGACCTATAAAGGGCTTATTGGCAAGGGCTGGTACGACCAAAGCGAGTTTAGCCATAGATACGCTTGCTGGGCAAACCACCGCAATAACTGGTCTATCCGAAAGGCTGACAACCGCAAGCTGGCAAAGGCGAGACTAAAGCAGATTGAACGCCAGAAAATCAGAAAGGAACTGGAAGAGTATGACTACGGGAGAGAAAATCAGGAAGCGTAGGCTTGAACTCGGTATCACGCAGAAAGATGTTGCAAGGATGATTGGAACAACCAATTCGTATGTAAGTGCCGTTGAAAAGCAAAAGCGTGGCGTGAAGAAAGAAACGCGACTGGCAAAATTCGCAGAAGCCCTTCAATGTAGCGTGGACGATTTGAAGCCGGATGTGCCAAAAGGCATGGTTGACCCGACCAATGACGACTTCGGAGCAATTTGCAACTGCGCTGTCCGCTACTGCTTGGGCAGACGGTCATATATGCCTAGCCTTGTTTGCAGATGCATCATCTCGCTTCTGCCGAAACTGACGGACAAGACACTTGATTGCTTTGAACGTGACATTGCAGAGCGCAAGCGGACAGGTTTCGGCTTTGGCGATTCCTGCGACTGTGAGACATGGGATGCGTTTTACAAGGCGGTTTGCAATGAAATAGAGAGGAGAAAGGGCAATGGAAGTCAGACCGATTGATGCAAATGCACTCAAACTTTATTTTTCTGATAGGCAGATGGAGTATGTAAGCGTGGATGAAGCTGATTACACATTCAACGCCTTGATGGTCGATGTGCTTGGAGACGTAATAACAGCTATTGAAAATGCGCCAACAATCGAGGTGAAAGACAATGGCTAATTATCCAGAATACCTTGAACGAAACGCACTTATTGAAAGAATCGAGAAAGCATATTGCGATGGCTGCGAGAATTACAATGGAGTTAGATGCTGTGCTTGCGGTATTGGCAATGCCATTTTGACGTTGTGGAAGATGCCCCCGACAGCCTTAGAGCGTACCGCTGAATGGATTGTACAGGACGATACGTTCACAAGATTCGAGTGTAGCAGATGCCACACAAAAAATCATCATACACGTTAGAACTACTGCCCGAACTGCGGTTCTTTGATGGAGAGCAGGTTATGAGTAACACACTTTGGCATCCAGCAAGTGAACCGCCACGAGAACGGATGCAGCCTTTGTTGCTTGCAGCTAAAACAACGTGGCGTGATGATAATGGAAAAATGTTGCAAGGAATCTCGCCGACAGCGTACTTTCTCGGCTGTTACGCAGACGGTCAGTTCTGGGACGAGACAGGCGAGAGACTGCCGGAAAATGTGACGGTGACGCATTGGATGGCGTTTCCGATGGTATGAGGTGATGGACATGGACAAGTATGTATGGCATTCCGTGCGTGATGAGTTACCACCGTCAGATGCTCCGATGCTGATTTTGATGGTAAAACACATTTACCAAAACGAAAACGACTATGAACGGTACATGAGACTTGGGTTCTATGCACCAGCATTCGGGGAAAAGGCGTGGAGAGACGAGTTTAACGACCCGCTGGAACACGGTGATTGGTACATTGTAACGCACTGGACGTATGCGCCAGAAGAGCCAAAGGAGGCTTGAGTATGACGAACAAGAAGTTTGGAATCATCGTTATGGACTTGAGCCTTTTTGACTTCGGGCCGAAACCGCCTTGCGGGTACATCAAGGCAAAACATATCCGACCAGCGTACGGAAAAGGTGCAAGGCCTGTAAAGGCGCATAAGCGAATCACGAGAACGAGAGAGGGGTTCAGAAAGTGAAAAAGCTTAAATTTCCTGATGATTTCTTTGCATACGACAACCCGGACTGCCCCGATAAGGACATTGAAAAAGCCGTGAACAGGATGAAGAACTGGATGAAGGGCGAGACCTACAAAAGCAACCCTTGGTTCTTTATGGCTGCTGGTAACTATCTGATTGTCGGTCTGATTGCTGAGGATGGGCAGAAAACAATCTACGTTGCACGGCAGTATTATGAGATAGTCAACATTCCGGGCGAAGGCTGGCTGCGTGAGCCTGACGCTGAGTGCCTATTCTGAGGAGGATTAAAAATGGAAGAACTTAAGAGATGCCCGTTCTGCGGGTCTATTCCTACGTTATATCATGATGGATTGCATCAAGTGGATTCAAAGAGAAGATACCACACAACATGGATGATTCTGTGTGAAAAGTGTAATAATGCATCAATGAGCAATAGCGCTTACTATAGCTTTGATGAAGATGGCGTTTTGTCACCGTATGACGAAAAAGACGGACGACAAGAAATCATCAGCCGGTGGAACAGCCGTTACAAAGAGGATTAAGTATGGAGCAGGGACACAAGCCGAGAACATCAATGATTCTTCTGTTGGAACACGTTCATGCGATGGACGAGCTGACAGACGAGGAATTTGGAGCATTCGTCCGCAACTATGCACAGTATGTTGAGACTGGGATTGAGCCAGCGTACGACGACGATCGTGCTATGCGGATGCTCTGGAAAGTTGTTAAGGCGTTCGATGATATGAATGCACAGAAAAGACAGGAGCGAATTGAGAAAAACAGACGGAGTGCAAATAAGCGTTGGAGCGATGAAAAATTCAAGTGCATGCAAACGCATACCAATGATGCAAACGCATACACTGGTATGCAAAATATGCAAATGGATGCAAACGATGCCTTATCTGTATCTGATTCTGTATCTGAATCTGATAAAAAAGAAAAATGTGAAAAGAAAAATACCAACGAAGTCAAACGCTTCAAGGCACCGACTATCGAACAAGCCAAAGCCTACTTTTCCGAAAAGGGCTACACGGAACTGGAAGCAGAGCGGTTTGTTGACCACTTCACAGCAAATGGATGGAAGGTCGGCAAGTCGCCCATGAAGGACTGGAAAGCTGCTGCACGAAACTGGATGCGTAACGTGAAGGACTGGAACGGTGGCTATCAACAGAAGATGGCTGAATTGCCTGACGAAGGAGACTTTCTGCGGTGAATATTGAAAATCAGACCCAATACATCTTGCTGGGAGCAGTCCTCACGTTCTCGGAATACGCCGATATTTTGCAGGACTTGGAGATTGAAGACTTTTGCCCTGAACTGCAAAGAACATTCGCTGCCATTCGTGGCTATTGGGAGCACAACGACAAGTGGAATCCGGTAGAAGTCATGGGGCGGTACGATAACTGCAAGAAAGCAATGGGTGAATGTCTGGATGCCTTCGGTGCAGAGTTCATCCGAAACGTCACCCATGACATGATACAGGGCTGGGCTAGAATCGTCAAGGAACAGGCAGCATTGACCAGAGCCAGAGGACTTGCGTTCAAAATCGTTGATGGCTCGACCAGATACGCAGACCTGACAGGCATCTATGAGCAGCTAGGAGAAGCCATAAACCTGCACAACGAGAGAAGCGATTTCATCCCAATGTGCGATGGCATAGACAATTACATCCGCAAGCTGGACGATAAGCCGGAGTATATCAGCACAGGGCTTAAAGTGCTGGACAACAACTTGCATCTTGTTCCGGGAAACTTCGTTGTGATCGGCGGAAGGCCATCTGCCGGCAAGACTGCTCTGTCACTGCAACTTGCCTGTGAAATAGCCAAGAACGGACGCAAGGTGGCGTATTTCAGCCTAGAGACCGACCCTGATACCCTCTACGCTCGTATTATCGCAAACCAGCTAGGCGTACCACTTCACACGGTCAAAAACAAGACCGTCAGCATTGACGAGCTTGACCGACTGGCAGCCATCAAGAAATATCCGCTGTACGTCCGCTCCGCTGCCGGTAAGGGCGTTGGATGGATTAGAACGCAGTCCATCAGGATGCAGGCAAAAGTGGTGTTCATCGACTATTTGCAGCTTATCTATCAAGCCGGAGCGAAAGACCGATACAGTGCCGTCACGGAGATCAGCATGGCACTGCATGAATTCGCACAGTCCACAGGAACGCTGGTTGTGGCACTTGCACAGCTCAATCGAGAGACCGCAAGAGCTGGTATCCCACCGACCGCCGCAGATTTGCGAGAATCCGGGCAAATCGAACAGGACGCAGATGCAATTATCCTGCTGGCACAGAAAGTGAAAACGCAAAAGAGACCAGAAGAGCATTATCACTTTGCACTTGAGAAGAACAAAGAGGGCAACGTGGGGTCACTGGACATCACGTTCCAGATGGAAACACAGCAGTTCAAAGAATGCGTGTGGATGTAACGGGAGGAGAATAAACATGAAATACCGTAAGAAACCAGTTGTTATCGAGGCATTCAAGCTCAATGCACGAGGGCTTATTGGAGAAGATTGGTTCTGGGATGCAGTAAGTAGCAATGATATTATTACGCATGACTTCGGAAAGTTTCACGATGACCCTGCGTGGTGCGAGATTAAAACGCTTGAAGGGACTATGATTGCAAGGGATGGCGATTATATCATTCGTGGCGTAAATGGCGAAATCTACCCGTGTAAACCTGACATTTTCGAGAAAACATACGAAGCAGTTGAATAATAGCCTAGCATCGCTTCTGCGCTCCAATCGTCACAGTGGAATAAGCAAGAAAAACAGATAACAGGGTCAAGGCGATAAAGTTACCGTCTGAACCCCATAAATATTTTTCACTACACAAAATACAGGAGGAAAAGACTATGGTTCCAAACATGGCTGCTGTCCATGCTATCATCATTGCCAATGCACACAGACGGCACGAAGAAGAGTACAAGCGAGAGTGTCAAAGACGCGAACAAGAAGAGAAAGAACGAGCAGAACGAATGATCTGTCGAAAGACCATTTCATGCCGAGCTTGTATGGATTATTTGCCGGAAACTTGCCAAAAAAAGAAAATCAACCAAAAATAACGCAAAGGAGAAAACAACTATGGCACTTGCCAACATCGAACGTGAGACTACCATCAACTTCAACGCAGCGGAAGATACCGCAGAAATCTACACGGCAGACCCAGTTTACATTCGCAAACTGGACAAGCTCTGTGAGCAGTTCCCCGATACATACAAGTTTATGGCGGAGCTGTCTGCCAAGCGGTGCAAGGAATCCAAGACCTATTCGATGCCGAAACGTCTTGTGAAGTTCCGGCCGCCTGTCACTCGTGAGATTAGCGAAGAGCAGCGTGAAGCACTGGCAAAGCGTTTGCGTAAGGCAAGAGAAGCCAAGAATATCTAATCTTAGCTCCTGCGGCTACAAAACTACTGTATCAGAAAGCATGGAATGGTGTCAGGTGGTAAAACTACCCTCTGAGACTATTCCGTGCTTTTTTCTCTTGTTATTTATCAGGGGAAAACGGCAAGGTCTGGATTTGAGTAGGAGCCGTCTCGATCGAGCGGAGTTTGAGCTGATATGGCTACGACTATCAGCGTGATGCGTTTGCATGCAAATGGATGCACATGATGCGTCCGCATCCAATCTTCCCCCCTTTCTTCCCCCTCTTTCCCCTACAACCCCTATTACCCCCTATAATCCCCCTAACTCCCCCCTCAAACAAATAAATTGTTTGAGGCCCCCACGCCGAAATGGTGAGACAACTGCAACAACCGGAAACGACAACCAGATGTTTTGCAAAGGTTCTTTCCCCCTACAACCCTCTATCTCCAAAAGCTATACCGTTAGCCAGAAGGTCAGACCGTAGGCAAGAACTAGCGTGAGGTTCGGACTGGTGGATAGTCTACGACTATTTCACATGGAGAATTGACTTCATTTTGCAGTCGGTTGGATATGTACAAATGTTGCATATATTATTCCTAGCATAATACTATGAATTGTTTAGAATATCATAGTTCGTTACTGGGAATTAAATCGAGCAGGAACAGACCAAATCGGGTGGTACGATTATTTTAGCAGAATAATCCATAGATAGTTACTAGGATATATAAGCGTATATTATAATAAGTACTGTTGGTATACGAATTTGGTATGGCTAGGTGAGAATAAAATTGACGGGTGTCTTGACACATATTGTTTTTTGGGTGGTCTGATGGCTTAGCGACTATCGCATCTCTCTTTCTCTAAAAGGCAAACGACTATTTCACACAAAAACACACGACTATTTGACGATGGTTCGCAATAAAATGTTACGACTATTGCTCCGCGACTATCAGCGAACAACTCGTTACTATACTATATATAGGACTTTCAAATGCTTGTCATCTGATGACTTTACGACTATTCCACGACTATCCGCCGGGATAAACTACGACTATTCCAAAAGCTGTTACGACTATTCCATCCGGAACGCTGCGACTATTGCTGACCTCTATTGGCTATCGGGCGAAAGCCCGAAAAGAGATGCGGCGGTAGCCGCCAATGGTTCCGCGCCGCCCGCTGTGCTCTTGTCGCTGGACTGTCCCACCGGGTGAAGTGTGCGCCCTGACTGCTGACCGGTGCCAGATCGTAAGCCGCCGGGCTGGCACGGTCTGCGATGTGCTGCACCGCCTGATATGGATCTATAACAGGTACGCACCGCTGCACCCTTATATACCTTATTATAATAGGTGGCTGCGCAGCCCTGTACAGCGTCCGGCGTGGCGGTTGTATCTGGTATGTGCTGGAGGTGCTGCGCTTGGCGGTATGCCCTCCAGCGTGGCGCAGGTGGTGTATAGGCAGCTTGTGCGGCTGCTGTGTTGTGTGTGATGGAATAGGGCAAATCGACGGAAATGCCCCTGCAAAGCCATGTAAACGTTTTTAATGTTATGGCTGGATAATTGCATTGGTAGCAGAAAAGCCGCCGCAAACGCTTGTGTGTAGCTTATACGCTTCTGGGCAAAAGAAAAGCCCTGCACTGTGTCAGTGCAAGGCAAAAGAAAAGCCCGGCCATTTCTGACCGGGTGAAATGCTTCTTATTTGGACGCCTTAAACAGCGCCGAAAAAAACCAGAAGAAAAACAGAAGCGCGGATAGTATCACAGCTTGCACCCCCTTATACCACGCTGAAGCGCTTGTAAGTTGTTTTGCTGCTGCACTCTGCATATATATCCGGGTGCAGTGTCTTGAGTAGCTTGCTATCTAACCGGACGCTCTGAACGTCCTTGTAAATGGCTTTTGCGGTGCCTTGCGCCATTTCGGGCGCACCCTGCATCATGCAGATAATATCTGCTTTAATGCTTTCGTTCATTGCTTCCAGCTCTTCCAAAAGCCGCTTGTTTTCGCGGTATTCGTTCACTTTTTCTTCGAATAACGTCATTTTTTAGCCCTCCGCACTGATTTCTGCTGCTAGTTGGTCAACTGCGTAATGTTTGCCGGTATTGCTTGATGTGATATACACATCTTTTGTGTATGCCTCGGATATTACGATCTCCAACATATTGCGCATACCTTGATAATATGCGCTGTCCTGCTTTGTTTTGCAGTAGATCAATTTTTTGTCAAGAGTGTGCAAGGCGTAGTCAAGCGTTTTGCGGTCGATCATTGTATTACCCCCTCAGCTATTAAGCCATGCCAGCATAACCAGCGCACCGCTGATCATGCCGCCCACGTACCAGATGGCGGCCCACTGGGAAAAGTCAAGAGTAATCATTTTTACACCCCGTTTTAGTCAAATTCTGGCATAGCCAAAATAATTTTTTTGCACCGCTCAACGCTGAGGCGGTACGGCTTGGAGCGGGTCAGGTTGTCCGCTACAATCTGAGTGTATACCATCAACGGCAGCTCAAACAGCCCGGCACATTTCGGATAAAGGCGCACGGCCTGATTTCTGATTTCTGCGTTGATTTCATCTGTTCTTGTCATGGCTCAAACCTCCTTGTACCCGTCTGTAATGGCCTGTGCCTTGATAGTGTCCATATCCCGCTTGGAGACGGTGGGAACGTCCTTAGATACCCAGCCGTCAGGGACGCGGGAAAAGGTTTTTGCGTTTGTGTCGATGCACAGATAATGTGCGGTACCGTATGCTGTATTCTTGGTTCTGAATTCTAGTTTCATGGTTTTGCCCTCCTGTTTTGTAACGGTATTTGGTAGGTGTTACGCTTTCTTGCGTCTGATTATATTATACGCTTTCTTGCGTAGTTGTCAATAGGTATTTACGCTTTTTTGCGTATTATTTTTAGTGCGCTTGCGTGTCCGCTTGGGCGTGCTCTATCGGACACACTGCCCGCAATCCAGCGTTCTGCACAGTCCTGATCTACCCGGTGCGGCCTGTCGTGTGCCGTCGTTCCGGGTGCGCTGGGGTCACCCGTGGGGAATAGGGCCGGAGGCCCGGGTGGGGGTGGTGAGCCCCGTCTCCTCCGACCAAAATAAAAAAGGCGCTTTCATTGCCAATACCCACCCCACCTTCACAAATCAAAACCCATCCGATTGTGCAAGTCTCCAAATTTTCCGAAAAATACAAAAAGGCCCCTTTCCTGGTCTAATCTGTGCTATACTTGACCGTAAGAAAGGGGCATTGTAAAATGGCAAAACTCGTAAAGTGTAGACACTGCGGCGCAAGGATAGCAGCTACCGCTAAAACCTGTCCGCAGTGTGGTGGAGAGAATACACCGCCAAAGCCAGCTTATAAGCGGCTGTGGTTCAAAATCCTTGTAGCCTTGATTGTTATATCTTTTATCCAAGACCTTGTGAATCCACGAGAAAGAACGAATGTTACGGCTAATCCTAAAAGTGAGGAACCGACATCTTCTGTTACATCCTCTGTGGAAATCCAGAATGAAACAGTCGCACAATCTGTTGTTGCTTCTTCTGAAACTGTAAAAGAAGATAATTCTTTTATGCTGGTTGATGGAGCACTTGGAAAATATGGTGAAGAGGTTACTATTCCAAGCCAGACTTATGGACAATATACCTATACACGTTATTTGATTCCTGCTGGTGAATACACCGTAGAAAACAAGGGTGGAGAGAAGATGGCTACTGTTTTTGTGGTGAATAATGATAACTCGGATGATGTAAAATCTGTGCTGAGGTTTTCAAAAACAGGCGAAAAACAAAGAGTAACTGTAGAGGATGGTTACAATATTCAGCTGTCGCTTGAAACGCAAGTCTTGTTTACTCCTGTTGAATGAGAGGCGGGATCATAAAATGTATGCTTTATTTGGAATGATTACTCTGGTTGCAACGCCTGTGTTTGGAGCGCTGTGTCTTTACAACAAAGCAACGCATAAGAAAGACAATTGGATGTTAATTGCTTTCTTTGTATCATTTGCAGTTTTCGTTATATGTTTGGCTGTAACACCAGAGCCATCACATGATGAATTGGCAAGCTCCGGCGTTACATCTTCCTCCGCCAAGTCTACGGCAACGGAACTGGATGATAGCTCTATTGAGGAAGTTTCCGAAAGCTCAGCAAGCAGCACTCCGGCATCTCAAAAAGCGGCATCCGAATCTGAACAGCCTATAAGCTCTGAACCCGCAAGCAGTGAGCGGGTGGCATCCAGTGCTTCTTCGCATAACCCAGATGATGATATTCCAACGCTTGATTTGGATGACTATGCAAAACAGGCGGCCGACAACGCTGTAAAGGCAAAAGACAAATACGCTGGTAAGCAATATAAGGTGACATATCAAGTCAACAGTGTATCAGACGCAATGATTAAGTTGGATAATCCGTACACTGTTATGCTCAGCGTGAACTTCGTCACTTCTCACAGCATTGGTTATACCGTTTATATGGCTGGATTCCCGGAAAACGAAAAAGACAAGATTTCTATGCTTTCTCCCGGCCAGACCGTTACATTCGTCGGTGATTTTGACGGAAACAAATTCACTGATTGCCGATTCATAGTTCCGTAAATAAAAAGCCAGCGGCTAGATGTTCTCTAACCACTGGCTTTTCTTATTGTCTGTTATACGCTTCTACGGATGCTTGCATAGAGTAGACGGAACGTCTCACGGCCTTTCGGCGTTACTCTGGTCTGTACGCCACCGTGCTTGTTCTTCTGGTTGCAGTATTCCTTTACCGCAAACAGACCTTCACCCTTACCAGCTTTCGGCAGGATGCCCTTGCTCTTGTCACGGTAGATGTAACCGTCAGAAATAAGCATCTTGATGAATAGGCGTTCAGGAATGCGCAGTTCCTTTGCGGTAGAGCGGAAGTTGGTAGACACGTTCCACGCCACGAGGTCGTCGAAGTAGTCTGCTTTAGGCTGCATCTCCTCGTTCTTCTCACAGAGTTGCTTGTTCTGCATCTGTAACGCTGCGCTCTTTTCCTTTTCGGCCTTCATGTTCTGAATCAGACCGATCACGAAGTCCGGGTTGGCAATAGCCGTCTCCAACAGATTGTCGGTCATATACATCCCATGTTTGCGGATGGACGGCAATACCTCGTGAGTGACCCAGTGCTTGAACCGCTGTGCGCTTTCCAGCTTGCTGCTGAAAATCAGACTGTACAAACCTGATTCGTTAATAATGATAATAGGCTGCTTACCACCGGGGGTGTCCATTTCGTTCACCCCTCTGTCCTGTTCATCAACGTGGTCACGGATGGCTTTCTGCGGGTTATTGTAGCCTAAAGCCACCGCAATGTCCTTGCCAACAAACCAAGGGTCATCGTCAATGAGCATGACGCGGATTTCGCCAAACTCGGCGTTGTTAAAGATTTTGATGTTCTCAGACAAAGAAAGTTGCATTAAAAAGCTCCTTTTCACTTGTGAGAGAAGCAATTTTCTGCTATAATAACGGCGAGAGAATGCTTCTCTCAGGGTTTACATGATACGTTCGCTAAAGTTTGCCGACCTGAGCGGACGTATCATTTTTCGTTTTCATTGGTCTCCGGGATAGGATGCACCACAAAGAACGTGTCACGGATGGCTGCGGCCTGTGCGACCTTGTGTTCTGTGCAATAGGCTTTCAGCCACTGGAACTGCCGTTCGGTCAGCGCAACAGTGAACGTGTGATTGTGGCGTTCAAGATACGGACTGTACATAAACTCACCTCCCTTCATGTGGGTGCAACCAGTATACGCAATATGTTGTGGCTTGTCAATTACGCAAACGCTTAATGTAGTACTGGTATCTGTACAAAATCTAAAAGTTTGTAGATTTGCACAAAACTCAGCCCTTATTTTTGGATGCTCCCGCTTCGTACCCTGCCTGATAGTTCAGTTCGGACAGCTTACCCAGTGCTTCTGCGTACTCCCTGTCCTCGCTGGTTGGCTCTTTGCCGTGTGCGAATGTTTTCAGAAATTCTTCGGTTGTCGTGGGAAAGTTCATGTTTTTTGCTCCTAACTCTTGCGGAGAGCAGCCCTTTTTGGTATAATAGATTCTGAAAAGGGAGACTGCCCCCTTGGTGGTTGCAGTACCTTCTTTTTGTAACGGATAAGCTATCAGCTAAACTTTGGTAGGTGGGTGCTGATAGCTTATTTTTTTATGCGTTCTGCAACGTTGAAGATTAGATCAATACCCATTCTCACAACATCACTCTTGGTTCCATCCAGAGCGTTAGCGCAAAATGTGATTTTTTCGATATCCTCTTCGCTAAGCCTGAACGAAACCATACGCATAGATTCGTTTTTAGATGGCTCTGCTGCTTTCTGCAACTTCATCACCTCGCTTTGTTGCTGATGATAGTATATACCAGATATTGAGCACTTGTCAATATGGAAATTTGAAGAAAATATACTTTACAGATTCAAAACGAATCGAAAATAAAGCGTATACACGTTTCCATGTAAAAAGTTTAACATCCTTATACTACTATACTCTGTATTTACAGAGTATAGTATATTTATATATACACTAGGGCCGAATTGCTCTCTTGACAGCTTACGCTAGAAAGCGTATAATGATACCAAAGGAAGAGAGGGCAAAAAAATGGCAGCTACGAACAACAAGGTAAATTCCAGCGAAATTCTTCGTGGGATTATCAAAGAGCAGCATCGGACATACGAATACCTCAGAAAAAAACTTGATTATAAAAAAATTTCTAGCGTATCTTCTCGTGTTTTGGCCGATGATATGAAGCTATCTACGATGGTTCAGATTTTAGAAGTGCTGGGATACAGGCTTGTTGTCGAGCCGGACAACGGGGAGCTAACTAGAACGGGCGCTTATCAGATAAGAGAAGTAAAGGACGGCGATTCTGAATGAACGTAGCGTATGTTCGTGTATCTACTGTTGAACAGAATGAAGCGCGACAGGTGGAAGCATTGAAGCGGCATAACATTGACCGTTGGTTCATTGAGAAAGTCTCTGGCAAGAATATGGATAGACCAGAGCTACAGAAGATGCTTAAATCAGTTCAGTCGGGCGATACCGTGTTTATTCACGATTTCAGCCGCCTTGCCCGCAGCACGAAGGACTTGCTTGAAATGGTTGAAACGCTGCAAGCTAACGGCGTACACCTTTCCAGTGATAAAGAGAACCTAGACACAGGCACCCCCACTGGTAAACTGATGCTGACGATGATTGCGGCCATCAACGAATTTGAACGACAGAATATGCTCGATCGTCAGCAAGAGGGCATCGAAGTGGCAAAGCAGAAAGGCGTTTATAAAGGACGCAAGCCCACTGAGTATGATCGCAACCTCTTTGATATTCTTCACGAACAGGTTGAGAAGCGTATTCTCACGGTCACGGATGCTGCCAAGCAGCTTGGCGTGACCCGCCAGACATGGTATCGGATTGCCGAACAGAACAGATGAAAGGAGAATTGCATGAATAAACCGCTTTATCGTTATCAAGTGTTTGGATATAAGGGAGCTGCGGCGCAAATGATGGACGTACTTATAAAAGAGAAGCCGGATTTGCGAGATGGGTATTATTCCCTTCCCAAATTTAGAAATGCGATAGAGAAAGATGAATGGCTTGGAAGCATTATTTCTTTCGTACACGATGAAGACGGCGTGATTCTTACTACTTATATTTATGATATGGGCTATGTTACGCTAGGGGATGACGAGCATCCCGGTATTCGTCCGATAAGATGGTATGAGCCGTTGTTTTTTGTAAGGCTGAAAGAAAAATTGCATAAAATTTATTGGTGGCCTTGCAAATCCAATCCTACGTTATTTGATTATATAAATAAGGAAAAATAAGTCCCGTTAAACTAAATTACATTAAACAATTTTTCGAAACAGCATTATAAAAACCGAATATTTGATTTTTGTGCAGTTGTAGGCACTCTTTATATTTTCAGGTAGGGGGTGCCTATTTTTTTATGCAGCCAAAGCAGTGTATCGCCATCATCGACAGCATCAAAGCGTATGCAAAGCAGAATCCGACAGAAGCACAGGTCTACGAGGACTGGTTTCAGGCGGTCGTGAATTTGAGAGACGCTCTGTCGCAAGACAAGCAATTCGATGCCTACAAATACTCCGGCGAGCTGCGCTCTGTCTGTGCAGCCATGATGGGTAAGATGAAAACAGGCGAGGACGTGGCGAAGGTCTATGGCATTATCAGCCGGACGTACCTGTTTGAAGCAAAAGACGTGTTCGACAGCTATTGCATCTACCTTGAATGGAATCGTGCGCCGGAGAAGAAATTCTATCAGCCGAGAAGAAAGGTATTAAGAACCGTTGCGAACGCCCTGCAAGACCTTGCGGATGACAGATTGGACTTGCTGGCAATCTCAATGCCCCCCGGCTGTGGTAAGACGGCTCTAGCTATTTTCTATCTGACATGGCTTGCCGGAAGAAACCCTGACGAACCGATGCTTACCGGCTCTCACTCTAACAGCTTTGTGCGTGGCGTTTATGACGAGTGCTTGCGTATATTCGACAAAGACGGAGAATACCTGTGGAATGATGTTTTCCCGGACGTTGCCGTGTCGAACACCAATGCGAAGGACTGCCGTATCGACTTGGGCAAGAGAAAGCGTTTTGAAACTCTGGAATTTACGTCTATCGGCACTGGTAATGCTGGTCTGTACCGTGCATCTACGCTTCTTTACTGTGATGACCTTGTGTCTGGCATTGAAGTTGCTCTTTCAAAGCCACGCCTTGATAAACTATGGGAAACGTACACCACCGATCTTAGACAGCGAAAAATCGGCAACAAGTGCAAGGAACTGCACATTGCAACACGTTGGTCTGTACATGATGTTATCGGCAGATTAGAGCAAAACTACGGTGATTCCGACAGGAACAGGTTTATTGTTATGCCAGCAATGAACGAAAAAGACGAATCCAACTTCGATTATGACTACGGTGTAGGATATAGCACAGAAACGCTCCGCAAGCAACGCGAAGTTATGGATGAAATGAGTTGGAAAGCACTGTACATGAACCAACCTGTTGAGCGCGAAGGTCTGCTGTTCCCTGCCGATGAACTGCGGTATTTCAACGGCGTTCTGCCTGACGGTGAGCCTGATCGCAAGCTCATGGTCATGGATATTGCATGGGGTGGCGGGGACTTTACCGCCTGTCCTATCGCTTATGTGTACGGCGATGCCGTGTTCATCCCTGACCTTGTGTTCAATAACGGAGACAAGACCGTGACCAGACCGGAAGTCGTGGGCAAAATCATCCAGCATAAAATCAACGTGGTGCGCGGCGAAGCCAACAACGGCGGTGACGAGTATTGCGATGTGGTAGACAGCCAACTCCGGCAGCAGGGCTATCACTGCTCTGTCCGCAGCCAGCGTGCTCCAAGCGGCCAAAGCAAACTGTCCAGAATCATCCAGTATGCGCCGGACATCAAACGGTTCTATTTTCTTGACGAAAAGCACCAGTCGAAAGAGTACAAGGCATTCATGGAACAGGTGACGATGTTCACGCAGCTTGGCAAAGTTCCGCACGATGATGCACCGGACAGTTTGGCGCAGCTTGCCGATGAACTGTACAACGGAATCAGTAAAATTGAGCCTGTCAAGAGGCCTTTTTGATTAAAAACACAATATATTGTGTTCGCTGGGTCTATTTATTTGATTTCACCACTTGACAAGGCTTATAATGTACGCAGGAAGTTTTGCAGCTTCCTCTAAGGAATAGCCCGGCATAGCGAGGTTTTGTCATTTTTACTCGCTTGTGTGTCAATGAGCATATTTCTCCTTTCACCGGCGAATGCTTTTCACTCTTTCCATTCGCCGGATTTATATGTTGCGGTCCCTGTTGGTTGGGAATGTCAGCCCGTCTCCCCCACGGCTGGCAAGCAACGGTTCGATTCCGTTACGCAGCACAACGATTCACTTCTGTTTTCATGGAAATTTTCCTTTTACAACCTCCAATCGTTATTCCCGGCTCTCGATGAAATGGGTTTTGTGACATTTTACCATTTCAAAGAGCAACGATGAATCAAGCCGGGTACATGACACAGAGTGGAGCAGTCTTGTAGCTCGTCGGGTTCATAGCCCGAAGGTCGGTGGTTCAAATCCATCTTCTGTGTCCATCAGCGATTTGCTCCAGTCGGGGTAATCGCGGCTTTTGACACCCGACAAGTCAGAGCCTAGCACGGCTGGAAGTGCGAACAGTTTCCCAGTAGCTTCTGACAGGTCTGTGCTCAACAGCCTGTTTCCAGAAATTCAGCGAAAGGAGCGCTCATGTTAGTTAGAATCTGTTGCCCTTGTATCAGGCAGAATCCCATCTATAAGAACGTCCGCTGCAATCGCTATCTTGGTGAAGTAGACGGACGATACCATTTCAAGTGCGACAGATGCAAGGGCGTTATCGAAGGAGACACAAGGGAAGGATGGGTAAAAATTATCCATCCACCGGAAAAGTAAGTAGCTTTTGAGGCGCAGTTTTGGCGCAGTGAGATAGACCTTAACAGGTTTGTCTTGCTGCGCTTTTTATTTTGCTGGAAAGGAGGAACGCATGGCTGAGTATCAGATGGTTGTTGGCGGCTTTTTGAATGAGCCGCTGACCGGGCGCAGACCGATTGAAACGCCGGAGACGGAAATCAATCAGGCGAACGTGCTGAAAGTGGTTATGGGCAAGGCAGAACCTATTCATCTGCTGAACAAGAACGAGATTCGCTTTCTGCACAACTACTATTTGGGTAGTCAACCTGTCCTCCTCCGCACGAAAGAATACCACGCTGAAATCACCAACCGTATTGTAGAGAACCACGCCAACGAGTGCGTAGGCTTCTACACAGGCTACATGAGCGGCACTCCTTGCTCTTATGTGCGGTCTGAAACGGCAACTGGTGACGGTGAGGAAATTGCCCGGCTGTCTAACGCCTTGCAGTATGAGGGCAAGGATGCGCTTGATCGGCGGCTCTGGCAGTGGATGTTGGAGTGCGGGCAGGGATACCGCATTGTTCTTCCTGACAAGGGGTATGGCGGTAACTACCCGGACGAAACACCCCTGCTGGTGGACGTTCCCGACCCGAACATGGCGTATGTGATTTACAACTCCGGCATCGGGCATAAGCCTATCGCCAACGTGCTGCACATCCCACGTAATTATCAGAACGACTTGAACGACCTGATTTGCGTGTACACGCCAAACCAGTACTTTGAAATCGACAACGGCAAGATCACAAAATCTGAAAGCCATTCTCTGGGGATGCTTCCGATGGTCGAATACAAGCTCAACCCGGAGCGCATGGGTCTGTTTGAACCGGCTATTCCTGTTCTGGATGCCATCAACGACCTAGAAAGCAACCGTTTGGACGGTGTGGCGCAGTTCATCCAGTCAATCATGGTGTTTACCAACTGCCTTGTGGACAAGGATGCTCTCGACCAAGTGAAGGAACTTGGCGCAATGTGCCTGAAATCTACCTCTGGTCTGCCCGCATCTGTTTCGCAGATTGCAAATGAGCTTGACCAGCAGCAGAGCCAGACCCTGCTTGATTCCATGTTGAACGTGTACCGCAGCCTGACTGCCATGCCTAGTGCAACTGGCAGTGAGAACGCAACGTCTGACAACGTGGGCGCAGTTATCGTCCGAAACGGCTGGAATCACACAGAAGCGAGGGCGCAGCAGTACGAGAATATGTTCAAGTTCTCGGAACGCCAAAGCCTGTCTGTAATGCTGAAAATCCTGCGTGATACGGCTGGTTCTAAGCTAATGGCAAGCGACATCAATATCAAGCTGCCCCGTCGTCAATACGATAACCAGCAGAGCAAAGTTCAGATTTTTGCGCAGATGCTCGGTCAGCCCATTGACCCGCAATTGGCGTTTACTACGCCCGGTTTGTTCCCTGACCCGCAGGCTGCTTACGAAATGAGCAAGCCTTTCCTGATTGCCGCTGGCAAGCTGGGCGAGGACGGTAAAGCTCCGAAACCGCAGAAGCCGCAGCCTGAACAAGTTGTTGATGCCAACAAAACATCTGACGGACAGGCTGACAGCACCAATAAAGAAACAGAGGGCCAATAACCCTTTGCATATTCCGGCAGGGAAGTCGGGATACAAATTTCGCAGCGTTGCAGGGAAGCAACGGTAAAAAAACGCAGGAGGAAATTAACAATATGAACTACAAAGCGTTACTTGGTGATGCCTACAAAGAAGGCATGACCGCCGATGAAATCATTTCTGCGCTGGAAAAGGTTGCAGACCCTAATGCAGAGATTGAGAAGTTGCGCAACGCCGTGACGAAAGCCAACGGCGAAGCTGCTGAATATAAGAAGCAGCTCAAGGCAAAGCGTACCGATGACGAGAACGCCGCACAGGAACAGGCCGACAAGCTGGCAGAGATGCAGAAGCAGATTGAAGCCTTGACTGCCGACAAGGAGAACCTTGTCAAGGAAAAGACCCTTGCATCTTACCGTGAGAAGTTCGTTGCGCAGGGTTATGACGCTGAACTGGCTGGAAAGGCTGCATCTGCACTGGCTGACGGCGACATGGACAAGGTGTTTAAGTTCCAGTCGGAGTTTATGACCGCCCATGACACCGCATATAAGGCTTCTCTGCTGAAGGATATGCCCACGCCTCCGGGTGCGGATGGCAAGGGCAGCTCTGATAGTGAGGGCGTGGCGTTTGCCAAGAACCTTGCGCAGCAGAACGCAAATGCTTCTAAGGCATCAAGTGACGCAATGAGTGCTTTCCATTAACAAGGAGGAAAACATGAAGTTTACCCGAAACACGGTCAACGGAATCAACGATACCATCCTTGCTTCCAATGACTACACTGCCATTCCCTTTACCGTGACCGAAGCTGCTGCGGTTAAGGCTGGCTATCCCATGACGCTGGCTGGCAAGAAAGCTACCGTTACCGGCGATACTGGCGCAAAGACCATCAACGCTGACGGTATCCTGCTGTATGACGTTGACCCGGCAGAGAACCCCAATGCTTCCCTGCTGATTCGTGGTGTTATCGACACCAAGAAGGCAGCGGCAAGTTCCAGCTTCACCTTTGATGCTGACGCAATCAAGGCACTCAAGACTGCCGTTCCCGGCATCTTCTGCCGTGACAACATCAGCGTAAACGCTTAATAGGAGGTAAAACAACATGGCACTGAATCTTAAGGAAGTCTTTGCCCCGGCTGCGATTGCCGCCTATTGGACGAACGACCCCACCAATGCGATGCCCTTTGCATCTGACGCACTGTTCCCCGCAAAGAAGAAGGCTGGTCTCGACCTGAAGTGGCTGCGTGGTCACAAGGGCGTTGGTGTTTCTCTGATGCCCAGCGCATTTGACGCAAAGGCTACGTTCCGCACCCGTGAGGGCTTCAAGTTTGATGAGACCGAGATGCCGTTCTTCCGTGAGGGCTACCATCTGGGTGAGAAAGACCGTCAGGAAATCCTTCGTGTCCTGGACAGCAACGACCCCTATGCCCGTGACGTGATGAATCGCCTGTACGATGACACCGCACAGCTTATCACTGGCGCACGTATCGTTCCTGAGCGCATGATCTGGCAGCTGCTGGCTCCCACCAATGGCGTTCCCGGCATTACCATCAAGGCAAACGGCGTGAACTACACCTACAACTACGACCCGGACGGCACTTGGAAGTCCACCAACTACAAGGAAGTCTCCGTCGCAAAGTCTAAGTGGAACGTCACCACCGCAACTCCCATTGCAGACCTGAACGCCGCAAAGGACGCTATTCTGGCAAGCGTGGGCGAAGTCGTGACTGAGGTGTACATGAACACCTCTACCTTCCGCAACATGATTGCTGCGGATGAGGTGAAGAACCGGTTCATGACCGTCACCGCAAAGGCAAACGCCGTTCTGCTGGACGCTGAAGCACGGCAGATTATCGAATCTGCAACCGGTCTGAAGATTCATCTGTACGACAAGATGTTCAAGGCAGACCAGTACAGTGCAAGCGAGAAGTATCTGCCTGACGGCATGGTGGTTATCACCCCCGCTGGCGCGCTGGGCAATGTCTGGTACGGCACTACTCCTGAGGAAGCCGACCTGCTGTCTGGCCAGTCTGGTGCATCCGTGTCCATCGTGAACACCGGCGTTGCCATCACCACCGAGCTGACCGTTCATCCGGTTAATGCCAACGTCTACGCTTCCGAAATCGTCCTGCCGTCCTTTGAGCGCATGGACGCTGTGTACTGCATCAAGGCTTACTAAGGCGAAAGGAGGAAAGCAGCATGGGAGACCAGTATTCTGAAGCGGCAGTCAAGCTGGGGCAGTACATTGCTCCTGCACTTGACCGTGAAGTCACGGACGAGGACTACCCACTCTTTGACCTGCTGCTTGATTTCGCCAAGGACAAGATATTTGCACAGGGCTACCCCTTCGGTAACAGACCGGACGAGCTACCCTTGCAGTATCAGTCGTTGCAGATACGCATTGCAGCGGAACTATACAACCACATCGGCGCAAATGGACAGACGAGCTATACCAACAATGGTATCACTCGTGTGTGGGAATCGTCCGATGTGGCGCAGTCCCTGCTGAACGAAGTGGTTCCGAGAGTAGGTGTTATTGGCTGATGTTCAATGGAAGCCCGCTGGACAAGCGCCCGCTGTGGTATTCAAATCCCATCGGCGAGAAAAAGCCTGTTGTGGACGAATGGGGAAACGAGACTGGCGAATCCGCATACGAATCGTGGAGCGAACCCGCAAAGTTGATGCTGAACGTCAGCCCGCCTACTGGTTCTGCTGAAGCAAGTCCTTTTGGAGCGTTCACGGATTACAGCTATGTGGTCAGTTCGTCCAGCAAAAAGCGCAACACACCGCTTTATGAAGGCACACACGTCTGGTTTCAGACGGACATTTCAAAGCCCTTCAACTACACTGTGGTCAAGGTCGCAGAGCATATCACGGATACGCTGTATGCGCTGAAAGAGGTGGCTGCAAGTGAAAATTAAAGTGAGGTTGAGCGATGCCGGACTTCGTGATGTGGAACGTCAGATACGGGAATACAAGACCACCCTGAACAAAAAGGCGCAAGAGTTTGCAAAGTCGTTGGCTGACAAAGGGCTTGATGTAGCGAAAGTTCGCTTTGCAAATGCAGAATATGCCGGTAGCAACGATGTCTCTTGTCGTGTTGAGCAGAACGGAAACATTTGCACCATCATTGCAGAGGGCAAGTCAGTCGCCTTTATCGAGTTTGGTACCGGTGCACATCACAACGGATATGGCGGCGAACTGCCGCCCGGTGTTGGTGCACATGGCTCCTATGGTCAAGGCAAGGGTGCTGGCAGACGTTGGTACTACTACGGCGACCCCGGCAATGCCGGAACCTATGTGGATACCGTTCCCGGCAAAGGCCAGTTGAATTACACCAGCGGCAACGAACCGGCTATGGCTATGTGGGGAGCTGTTGAGGAAATGGCTTCTCAAGTAGAAGCAACGTGGAGGGAGGTTTGGAATAGTTGATTGATTATTTCAATTCTATCTTTACAGCTGTTGCCAAGGAACTGCGAAAGCAAGTGCCTGGTATCTTCGTCACTGGCGAAATCAATGACAGCAACGTCAAAAAGTTTCCATGTGTGCAGATAGAGGAAAACAGCAATCTCCCGGTTCATCGTGATTCTGCCAGCCGAAGCAAGTACGCCGCCGTTTCCTTGCGTGTGCGTGTCTACTCTAACAAAACAAGCGGACGCATCGCAGAAGCTCGTTCCATCGTTGGAATCGTGGATTCTGTATTGGAACCGCTCAATTTTTATCGCAAATCGTTTGCCCCGTTGAATGGGCTGTACAACAATTCCGTCTATCGGATTGATTGCAGCTACGGGGCAACAATCGGAGAGGACGGAATGATTTACCGAAACTAAGGAGGTAAACATTCTATGAGTACTGCTATCTCCGGTCTGAATACCACCCTATATTGTGGCGACAGCGCAACCGCTCTGACGAAGCTGTGCGACATCAAGGATGTACCCGACCTGATCTCTGAGCCGAACCTTCTGGATGCCACCACTTTGTCTGACCCCATGCAGGTCAACATCTTTGGTATTATCCAGAGTGATACCAAGTCTTTCACCGCCAACTACAACAAGACTGACTACAAGAAGGTCAAGGAAGCTGGCTACGATGAAACTTCCGAGAGCAACACTGTGAAGTATTACGCCCTGAAGATGCAGGACGGCTCCGGCTTCACTTGGCAGGGTATGCATCAGGTTGGTTTGTCCGGCTTCGGCGTGGACGAGGTTGTGGAAATGACCATCAACTGCATCTTCACCAAGAAGCCTGAGTTCAGCGAGACCCTGACTGTCAACGGCGGCTAAACCGCAAAAATCAAATCAATCAAACCGGGCAGAACTGAACATCGGATTTGGTTCTGCCCCTATTTATAAAGGAGAGCATTTATTATGGCTGCTAAGGTTATCAACTTTCATTCCCCCGATGGCAAGAACACTTATGAGCTGACTTTCACCCGTGACAGCGTGGAAGCTACCGAACGTGCAGGCTTTCAGATTGGCCAGTACACCCAGATGACCAACCTGCTGTCCAACTCCCGCGCCCTGTTCTATGGTTCTTTTATCGCACGAAATCGTGGCATCAAGCGTAAAGTCGTGGACGAAATGTTTGCCCACATCGACGAGAAGGAAGAGCTGATGGCTGCGCTGCTTGAGATGTTCATGGACGCTTCTAAGTCCCTGCTGGCAACCGACACTGAGGACAAGACCGCAAAAAACGCAACGTGGGAGATTGTGTAACCGCACAATCTCAAGAATCAGACGGAGAGGGAGAATCTTTCTCCTTCTCTAAGCTGTTCCACGATGTAGAAGCCTATTACATTTCCATCGGCATGACCTACGACCAGTTCTGGTACGGCGATGTCTGGCTGGCGAAGGTCTACCGTGACGCAGAGGAACTACGGGAACGTAGAGCCAATGCAGAAGCGTGGAGAAATGGTTTTTACATGGCATCTGCGCTTTCCTCTACGGTTGGCAATATGTTCCGAAAGAAAGGGTCTAAACCCATCAAGTACATGGATAGACCGATTCCCCTTACTCAAAAGGAGAAAGACGAGTATGAATACCAACGCGCAGTTGAGGCGCAGGAGCGAATCAAGAGAATGATGTTCTCCATGATGGAAAGTGATGGTGGTAGTGATGGCTGATGTTGATATTACGAGCTTATCCGTAGAAATTTCTGCGGAATCGCAGGGCGCAGAGCTTAATATCGACAAGCTCGCTACCGCCATTTCTAATTTGCGGACAAAGGGAAACGTCACAAAGGTTGTGAACAGCCTTGACAAACTGGCTACTTCTATTGCAACGCTGAAACAGGCATCCGCTGGAATGTCTGGGCTGGACAAAATTACCAGCTTTCTGAATGGACTTTCCAACGTCAACACGACCGCAAGCGCAAAGAGCATCAACACGGTCGTGAATGCAATCAAAAAGATTCCTGCGGCTGTGTCTGGCTTAAACGGCGTGGATTTTTACTCCATGTCTGGAAGCATTACTCAGCTCACTAACGCTTTGGCTCCGCTGTCCATTCTGGACGCATCGAACCTTAAAGCTCTTGGTAGCGCTTTCAATGCGATTGGGAAGGTTCCTGACCTAACCGATAAGCTGAAAGCCACCGACCTCGATTCTTTTGCAAGTTCTTGCCAGAAGATTTCCGTCGCCCTTACTCCCCTTGCATCTCAGCTCGACAAGGTGGGCAATGCTTTTGCAAAGCTCCCTCCGCAGTTGAGCAAAGTGGTCACACAGGCAAACCGCGTGACCGCAGCCAACGAAAAGCAGCGTAAGAGCTATCTCAGTCTGTCCAATCAGATGAACGGCTTTATGCGAAACATGGCAAAGTTGGTTTCGTTGAAAGCAATTGCTGATTATCTTGGCAACGCTGTTGCAAAGTTCAATGACTTCTACGAAGCGACAGACCTGTTTCATAATGCCATGGGCAATTTGAGCGGTGAAGCAGATACGCTTATTAGCAAGATGCAAGGTCTGCTTGGAGTTGACCCGACCAAAGCGATGACCTACATGGCTACCATTCAGAGCTTAGGCACTTCGTTTGGTTTAACCAGCGACAAAGCATACATTCTGTCTAAGAACCTGACCCAGCTTGCCTATGACGAAGGCTCCTATTGGAACAAGGACGTTGCAGAGACCTTTACCGCAATGTCTTCCGCGATCTCTGGCGAGATTGAGCCTATTCGCCGTTTGGGCGTTGACTTGTCTCAAGCACGGTTACAGCAGGAGCTTCTTGCCTTGGGCTTTAACAAGCAGGTTTCTAGTCTGTCTCAGGCAGATAAGGCGGTTCTGCGTTATATCGCCATTATGAAGCAGACTGCCAATGTGCAGGGCAACCTTGCGCAGACCATTCAAAGCCCCGCCAACCAGATCAAGATTCTGAAAGCGCAGCTGGATATGTTGGCAAAGTCTGTCGGTTCTCTGCTCTACCCTGCTCTGAAATCCATTCTTCCCCCGCTGATTGCCGCCGTGCAGCTCATTCGAGAGTTCGTTGAATGGGTGGCAAAGCTGATGGGTGTGAAGGTCGTGTTTACTGATTTCACCAAGAGCGCTGATAGCGTTGGCGGCATCGGTGATGCAATGGATGACACGGCAGACTCCACCAAGAAAGCTGCCAAAGCCCTCAAGGACTATACGATGGGTTTTGATGAGCTGAACATCATTGACCCCACTCAGGGAAGCTCCGGCTCTGGCGGCGGCGCATCCGCTGGCAACATCTTGGGCGATGTAGACCTGTCCGGCTACGATATGTTCAAACAGTACAATGAAGAGTTTGCAAAGCAGATTGACGCCATTAAGCAAAAAATCAAAGATATGCTGCCAATTATTGGCGCTGTTACTGCTGCACTCGCATTGTGGAAAATCGTCGATTTTCTGACGGACATCGCAACGGCGATTTTCAAAATGACAGATTTGCAAAAGCTAGCTCTCTCGATTGCAACAGTCGTTGTCGAAGCATCGTTAGTATTCAGCTTTGCGAAGGGTTACGCATCTAGCGGGAATCCTCTCGAACTTTTAGGTGAAGTGGTGTCTGCCGCGTTTGGCTCTTTTGTTCTTTGGCGCACGATGGGAGCAGATGGCATTACGCTTGGCATGGGCATCGCTTTTGTGGCAAGCCTTGCAGGTCTTACTTATGCGCTTGGCACTGGCGAAGCAAATCTTGGCGATGCAAGCACATGGATTCAGGCTGCTTTAACAACGGCATTCGGTTCTATTACTGGTATCACACTGCTCACCAATCTTGGAGCAGCCGCTGGTACAGCCGCAACGCTTTCTATCGGTCTTGCAGGTCTTATTACCTTTGCGGGAATTACATTCTCGCTTGGTGAAAAGCTGAAAGAATTTCCCGTTCTTGATACCATCATCACTGCTTTGATGGGAATTTTTGGTGGCGTTGCTGGCGCTGGCGTTGCATTGCTTGTTGGCGCAAGCCTTCCTGTTGCTGGAGCCGTTGCCGCTGCTGGTGTCGGTATTGGCCTTGTTCTTCACTGGGCTGGTATTAAATGGGGCGCTAAAGAGAGTGGCGAAAAAACAGATGCTGCCGCAGAAGCCGACATTAAAATGCATTATGTCGAAACTGTTTTCGAACAACGTATCGATGCCATCAAACAAATCATTGTCACTAAGTGGAACGCTGTCATTGACTTTATGACTTCTCTGCCTGAAAAGGTTGGGAACATCGTAAGTAGCATTGGCGAGTGGTTCAGCTCTCTTCCTGAAAAAATCGGCTATGCCCTTGGCTTTGCCGTCGGCAAAATCGGGGAGTGGGTCGGAAACATGGTCGTTACTGTAACAACCGAAGTTCCAAAAATCGTTTCGTCTGTTGTTAAGTTTTTTGAAGAACTTCCGGGGAATATTTGGACTGCAATTCTCAAAGCTCTTGACGTTATTTCTAAATGGCGGGAGCGTATGGTGGCTTTCGTTGTTATTGAAATTCCCAAAATCGTTTCGTCTATTGTCGGTGAGTTCAAAAAGCTTCCTGACGAATTAAGAAAACTTGGCAAATTCATCTGGGACGGCCTAATCAACGGCCTAAAAGACGCATGGAGTACCGTTACAAATGGCATCAAGAGTTTCACTGATGGTTTTGTCAACGGTTTCAAGGACGCTCTCGGCATTCACTCCCCTTCTACTGTATTTGCGGGGATTGGCGGTTACATCGTTCAAGGCCTTGCCAACGGCATCACCGGCGCTCTCGGTTACGTCAACGATGCTATGAATAAACTTGTAGACGCCACCAAGCTCAAGGGCGAAGAGATGGCGAACTATGGCATTGACTGCGGCACAAGCTACGTCAACGGCATCATTTCCGGGCTAGACTCTAAGTGGGCAGAACTCGATAACAACCTCAAGACCAACTTCTTCGGTACGGTGCAAACTTTCATTCAGGCTGCGCAGAGTGGCGATTGGAAAACGGTCGGCACTACCATTGCCGCTGGCATTTGGGGCGCTATGGGCGATGAGCAGCGTAAACGCGCCAAGTCCGTTGCAAGCGACCTTGTAAGCAGACTAAGCAAAGAATTGAAAAGCCAAGCTTCTTCTCTGCTAAACACCGCTGCTACCATTGGGAAAAATCTGGTGAACAATCTGACCCAAAACTTTGGAAAGGTTTCCACTGAAACTCAGACGATGCTTTCCGGCATTACGCAGGCTTTCGGAAACGTGAAGTCTCCTCTCGCAACGGCAGCTAAAGCCATCAGTGCGGCGCTCTCTGGTGGTTTACTCAGCTCTTTCCCGACGATTTTTGCCGGGTTTGCAAGTCTGGTAAGCACCATCGGAACCGCAGTGGCAGGAATGCTTTCTGCTGTGGGTGCTGCCCTCAGTGCTACGATTTTTGGCATTCCAGCTGGCATCGTGGCCCTTGCCGCCGCCGCAACCCTTGGAGTTGCGATTGCTGGCATCGTGTCGAAACTTGGCGGCAGCCGGTCTACCGGCAGTTACAGCGATACATCTCAGTACGTCGGAAGCTCCAGCTATAATTCCTCGACGTCTAGCTCTTCTTACAGCGGAACTTATTCTGCGGCCGGAGGAAACTCCGAAGAGATGAGAGATGCTGTGTACAACGGCTGCTACAATGCATTCCTCGATATATGGCAGCGTTACGGAGAGGAAATTTCTGATGGCAGGGACGTGAAAGTTTACCTTGATGGCAAGCAGCTCACTGCTTCCGTTGAAAAAACGCAGAAAGAACGTGGCGTGTCTATTATGGGTACCGAAGTTTATTCCTATTAAGAAAGGATGGTTCAGATGGCCAATATTCCTGCACTGGTTACGGTGAATGGCGTAGAGCTGCCGGAACCATCCTCTTATGAGGGAACGACTAGCACGATCGTGGACTCTGGACGAAATGTTCAGGGTAAAGTTGTTGGCGCTGTCGTGCGGCATGATGTAGCAAAAGTCTCCATGTCATGGAACTACCTCACTGCGCGGCAGTGGGCCGACATCTTGAGCCTTTTCACTACAAATTTTTACTGCACCGTTAAGTTTTACAATCAAGCCACAGCCGGTTATACCACCCGTCAGATGTATGTCTCCGACCGCACCGGCGGCATGTGGCGTAGAGGGCCGAAAACCGGTGGTGTGATGGGGTGGATAGGGTGCAAACTTTCTCTTGTGGAGGTATGATACATGGTTGAAGTCTCCGATAAGTGGAAAGAGAAATTTAATGAAACCCTCGTCCCGGAATCTTTTGTGGAGATTACCTGCGGAATCACTGAGCCAGGCATCAATAAAAAAGCTACCATCGTCACGTCATCGGCAGCCCCGTTCTCCACCTTTCATAATATTGCACTTTCTGATAACGCTTCCATTTCGAGGTATTCTACAGGAGAGCCCAATCTTACTGTTCTTGATGGAAGCTGTAGCATCGTCCCTTCTTCTCCTCCGTATGGAACTACTGGTTTTTTGAGTGCCGAGATTTTTGACGATTCAAACCATCCTGTTATCCGGCTTGAACTTCCAAGTGAAAACAAGTCCTCCGTTCCTGGCGTTTCGATTTGCTGGTCTACAGTATTCGGGGAGTACGCCACGGATTTTTCGGTCAGCGCATACCTTGGAACTAGCAAGCTAAAAACTGTGACCGTGAACGGAAACAAATCCGTCCGTTCTGATGTTGAGGCTGAGCTTTCCGGGTTTGATGCCGTAGAGATTGAAGTTCTAAAGTGGTGTCTCCCCGACCGAAGAGTAAGGATCGAGCAAGTGAAAATCGGAAGGTATCTGGTATTTGACAAGACCAAAATCTTGTCTTACAGCCATTCTTCTGCCAGAGACCCTATCTCCGGGCAGCTTTCTCAGGAGTCGATTTCCTTTAGCCTCGACAACAGCGACCGCACATGGGACTCCGTAAACCCTCAAGGAATTTACAAGTACATCTATGAGCGCCAGCCTGTCACTGTTCGTTATGGAATGGATGTTGACGGGAAGACCGAATGGGTGAGCGGAGGAATGTTCTTCCTGTCAGAGTGGAGCGTCCCTGCCAACAGTATTGAGGCGTCCTTTCAGGCGCGAGACGCTTTCCTATATCTATCCAGCACGAAGTACACCGGAAGAAAATACGGCACGCTCTATGAGATGTGCTACGATGCCTTGGAGCTGTTGGAAGCGGATGAAATTACCTTCGATATTTCGGATGAGCTGAAAGATTACTCCACCGACATTACAAGCGATGAGTCTACTTATCACAATTCCGATATTTTGCAGCTTGCGGCAAACGCTGCTGGAATGGCTTTGTACCAGACTCGTGATGGCGTGATAAAAATTAACAGAGTCTACGGAGCCGATACATCCAATCCCGTGTTGGACATTCCAGTACTGAACAATTATTCTTGGCCGGAAATCACCTTTGCTCAAAATATGCTCAACGTGGTGACCACCGCAGGTGGCGTTACCTACGCTTATCCCGAAAGCCCTTCGGGCAAAGGCGTCAGCCAGACTTTGAGCAATGTTATGCTCACAAAGGACATCCTTGCAAAATCCAGGAACGCCCTTACGGAGTCTTATGGAGTCCTTTCTAACCGTCGCAAGGCTTCTCTTACCTATCGGGCAAGCCCTACTATTGATGCTCTTGATATTGTAAAGATTCACCATCAGTTCAATTACGATGCTGTCTTGCTGGCAACCAATGTAAAGTACACTTTCAATGGGTGTTTCAAAGGTACTGTAGAGGGGTACATGATGGCAGATGCTCAGGCTATGTCTCTTGACCATACCAGCGAACAGCTTGGATGGGGCGAGTCCGTTATTTTGTCTGCTACCCTCTCCCCTGCTTCTATTGACTCTCCTAAAATCAACTGGGCAGCTTCTCCCGAAGGAATCGTCTCCCTTCACGTTCTGACGAATGCAGAAGGAAAATCCACCTGCCAAGTCAAGTGGAACTCTCCGGGCAAGGCTGTTGTCACAGCTTCAGCAGGCGGCGTCTCCGCAGAATGTTCCTTCGCTACGGCGTCGTACAATCTGTTTGATGTTGCGGAAGGCAGCACCGTTCTTATGAATGAGGGTAGCAACGTGGCCGAGTTCATCGTTGCAAAACATGACTACGAAAGCGAGCTGAATGGAGTCGGGCGAACTCTTCTGGTTCGAAAACACTACGCGGCTATCATGGCTTGGAGCTCTACATGGTCTACTTACGCCAGCAGCAGCGTAAACAGCTGGCTCAACGGAGAGTACTTCAACTCGTTCAGCTCCGCCCAGAAGCAAGCTATCGACAAGACGACTATCTATTATACTCCCGGTTTTTCTGACTCTTATTGCAATTCTGGCAGTAGCAAAGTGACTACGATGGCAAAAAGCATTTTTCTGCTTTCTCACCACGAGTTTGGATACGACACGGAAGGCTCTGATGCTCCGAATTGGACAACTAGCAGCCCGAGCTATAAGCACAACGAGGGCACTCCCCTGCAAAATGCATCTGGAATCCTGAAAACGATGCTTGCCTCTGACATGGAGGGCTCCAGCAGAGGACGATCTATTTGGACGAGAACTCCTTACCTGTACTCGCTTCAGATGCTTCGTGATATTGCTGGCACAAGTTCAAGCGCCAACAAGTACTGGCGGCCTCTGTTAGTTAGCAAACTTGTAAATGCATACGCCGTGTATGATTCTACGTTACAAGTGAATACCAACGCAGAGACAATTTCCTACGCCACCAATGATGAAACCCCTCGTAAGTACGATAATGTTGTTCACCCTGCATTTACCGTCCCAAAGTCTCTTGCTATTGACGCCGACGGCAAACTGATTTTTTAAGAGGTGAAGTATGGCAACGTGGATTACAGACCGAACGCAGGCAGATATAGACCGGGTAAAAGAGCTGACCGCAAAGGCGAGAAGCGGCACATGGACAGAGGAAGAACAGGCCGAGTGGGCCGCAGGCATGAAGGGCGCTCTGAGCTATACGGATTACAACCGCATTGAAAACGGAATCAAAGAACTTGCTGAAATCGTTGGCGCATCTTATTCTGCAAGGATTGTACAGCAAAACATTCAAGTTGTTACTGCGAAAAATGAAAGCGGCGACATCCCCGCGTGGGACACTTATCCCGCCAAGTACGAGTTCTTTATGCCGCTGACTGCCAAGAAAGCGGGCCTGCTGCTCCGCTCGCTGGAATTCCGCGTCAAGGGCTATGTGCCGGGCACGATGCGCACCGTCCTGCGCAAGTACGGCTCCACGACCGCCCTAGTGGACAAGTTCACCGACATTGTCCGCGGCTACAACGACGTGGTGTTGGACATGGGCGATTTCCCGCTGGAAAAGGGTGTCGAATACCAGCTCTATTTCGCCGCCTCTAACAACTTCTACCCGCCCTCTGTCGAGCCCTCATGGGTCGTCGCAAACGACTACGTCAACATTACAAATGGAAGCGCTTATTACGGCGACGACAGCAAGCTTATTTTTTCAGGAACAATCGGTTTAACTGTGCCTGTGGAAGCTGGTTGGACAATCAATGATTATCTGACCATTGCGGATGCCACTCGGTGGATTGATAACGTGAAAGCCATTCGTTTCAAATGCGGTGGCAAAAGTTCTACTCCGGGAACTCCCGAGGCGCTGAGTTATCATTTTGCGGTTATCAATCAAGTAGAAAAAGTTTTGTCTGACATTGAAGCGATGGCAAAGGACCATTTACTTTATTGTTCAGATACAATATGCGGAGGTGAACCCTATTATGCATTTTGTTGACCGAAAAGCAAAATATCCCGGGCGTTGGACTATGATGAAATCTGATGGCACATCAGAAATCATCACTTTGATTCGTAATGATGAACCTGTTGTCGAGGGTACTCCAATGAACGCCGACACCCTCAACACTTTGAGTGATGTTGCAGGGGCTGACATTGCAAAGGAAAAGGCAGAAGCCGCCGCAACCGTTGCGTCAACCGCAAAAGACGCTGCCGAGTTAGCCGCAAACTCTTCGGAAAAAAGCAAAGACGCTGCGGCGAAGAGTGAAGCTGCGGCGAAGCAGTATGCGGACAATGCAGCGGCTATCGTAAGCACCGACCCCACCCTGACCGTCAAGGGCGCTCCCGCAGACGCCAAAGCCACCGGCGACCGCATCAAGGCTATCAAAATCGAGACCGACAAGACCCTCACCATCTCCGGCGCGGCTGCGGACGCTGCGGCTGTAGGCAGCATCGTGCTGCCCCGGGTGGTGGTGCAGACCGAGGCGGGCAGCTCCATCGTCCTCTCGGACGGAGAGAAAGACGTGAGCGGCGTGGCTGCGGACGGCAGCTTTTCTGCGGCCCTGCCCCACGACGGAGAGTGGACCGTCACCGCCACGCTCGGCACCGGCGTGGCCACGGAGACGGTGCAGGCGGAATACTGCCGCACCAAGACCCTGACTCTGACCTACTACACCCTGACCGTGACGATCAAGGCGGGCAGCACCGTCACCGCCCAGTGCGGGGACAAGACCGTCTCCGGCACCGTGCCGGAGAGCGGCAGCATCAAGCTGTATCTGCCCATCGCAGGCACGTGGACGGTAACGGCCACGCTGGGCGACGAGACCACCGAGGGCAGCGTGGAGGTGAGCGAGTACAGGGACTATCCCCTTGAGCTTGCATACGTCCACATCTACGGCGCGAGCTGGGACGGCACCAGCACCACCAAGTGGAGCCGCACGGATGACGCGGCAGACTTTACCGACCCGGTGCCTTACGTCGCGGGCGCAAGCAGCTATGGCGGTCCCTTTGACAACTTACAGCCCTGGGCGGGCATGGTAAAGAGCGAGCGCACCGGCGGCACAATGGTGGCCATCCCCAAATTCTGGTATAAGCTGGAGCAAAATGGCGCTGGCATGACCATCAAAATTGCCGACCGCGCGGTGGAGGGCTACAGCGTCAGCCCTGCTCACATGGACAGAGGCGACGGTCACGGTGAGCGGGACGTGGTGTACATCGGCAGATACCACTGCAACGACACCTATAAGAGCGGCACCGGCAGCCCCAGGGCGAACATGACCCGCTCTTCGGCCCGCTCCGGCATCCACAATCTCGGCTCGACCATCTGGCAGTGCGATTTTGCTATGAGGTTTACGCTCTGGCTGCTCTATATCGTCGAATTTTGCGACTGGAACAGTCAGGCGAAAATCGGCTATGGATGCGGCAACAACAGCTCTCCGCAGCCGATGGGCTACACCGACAGTATGCCGTACCACACCGGTACGACCCAGAGCAGCCGCACCACCTATGGCTGCGGGACGCAGTACCGCAACATCGAGGGCCTGTGGGATAACGTGTTGGACTGGTGCGATGGCTGCTACAACAACGGCAACGGCCTGAACATCATCCTGAATCCCTCCGAGTTCAGCGACAGCAGCAATGGCACGGCGGTGGGCGTCCCTTCCAATGGCTATCCGTCCGCTTTTACGGTCAAAACGACCGGCGGGTTCCCACTCTTTATCCCTACGGCTGCAAACGGCGGCTCCGAAACTTACTCGTGCGATTACTGGTACTTCAGCTCCTCGTACCCTTGTCTCTTCGTTGGCGGTAGCTGTAGCCAGTACGCCAGCTTTGGTATGTTCTACGTCAACTACTACGCCGCGTCGGACTATGGCGGGTACCTCGGCTGTCGTCTCCAAGAACTCCCCAACGGGGGAGTCTGAGGGGGCCGCAGCCCACTCAGATGATTGCGCCGTAAGGCGCTGAACTTTTTGGGACTGTCTGTGCATTGCCGGGGCTTTTGTCGCTCGGGTTCGTGCGATAACTGGAACTTCAGCTCCTCGAACCCTTGTCTCTACGTTGGCGGTAACTATAACCAGAACGCCAACTATGGTATGTTCTACGTCAACTACAACGCCGCGTCGAACTATAACGGGAACCTCGGCTGTCGTTTCCTTTTTGACATCATCCAACCTCACATTTTTACGGCACAGGCAGCCGCACACCTCACGGTGAAGATAGGCATTTTGGGAGCAGGCTAGTACACTCCGCAAGGAGCGCTGGAAAGCCTGTACAGCTAAAAGGAGGTATCCCAATGAAAAGGGCTGGAAAGCTCTTTGATACGTTAATCTCAGATGATAATTTGTTGCTTGCCATCGATGAAGTCAACTGCACCCACCACTGGTGCAAGGGCCACCGCCCCAACACCTGTACGGCGTGGGTGGAGGAGACCAAGGCGCAGCGGGTGGAAGACCTGCGGCGAATACTCGTCGGCGGTTTTGAGCCGAAAAAGCCCCATGTCAGCCAGCGATGGGACGCCAATGCCCGGAAATGGCGCACCATCAGCGAACCGGCCCAGTGGCCCGACCAGTACGTCCACCACGCCCTCATCCAGGTCTTGCAGCCCAGGATGATGCGGGGAATGGATTTTTACTGCTGCGGCTCCATCCGGGAGCGCGGGCCGCACCGGGAAAAGAACGCCATCCAGCGATGGATGAAGTACGACCGCAAGGGGATGAAGTACGAGTTTTGTGGCGACATCCGCCACTTCTACGACAGTCTGACCCCGGAAGTCGTCATGGCCCGGATGCGGCAGCTCTACAAGGACTGCCGTGTCCTCGACCTCATCCGGCGCATCATCCGGGACGGCGTAAAGCTGGGGACGTACACTTCCCAGTGGTTCGCCAACGCCGTCTTACAGCCCCTTGACCGGCTCATCCGGGAGAGCGGCTTGTGCAAGCATTACGCCCGGTATATGGACAACATCACAACCTTCGGGCCGAACAGGCGCAAGCTGAAAAAGCTCCGCTTACTGGTCGAAGACTGGCTTGACGCCCACGACCTGCAGCTCAAGGGCGACTGGCAGGTGTTCCCGGTGGCAAAACCGCAGCGCAAAGAGCCGCTGCTCCCGCCCCGGCAGGGCTTTGCGCGGGCGAAAGGACGGCTGCCGGACGCTGTAGGCTACCGGTACGGGAGAGGTTACACCATCCCCCGCAAGCGGAATCTGCTGCACATCAAGCGGGCGCTGGCGCGGTATCGCAAGCGCAGACGGCAGGGGAGGCCCATCACGCCCAGAGCGGCAGCAAGTCTGCTCTCGCGTCTCGGGCAGCTCCGGCACTGCAACAACTATCATCTCTATCAATGGTTGTTTCGGGGAGAGCGGGTCGTCCGCAACCTGAAGCACGTCGTCCGAGAGCATCGGAGAAAGGAGAACCTGACGTGGACTATGTTTTTGGCACAGAGGGCGGCGCTGAAGTCCTCAAGACCATCGGCGACGCTCACACCAGCCTGACCGGCTACCACCAGCTTGAGCGGGAGTATCCCGACCAGACCATCACCGACAGCTTCCGCATCGTCTGCAAGCTGCGCAGCGCGGAGGACGCGGAAGGGCGCTGCTATGACTGGTACGAGATCGACCGCCACTACCGGATGACCGACAAGACCGGCCCCGTGGCGGAGCGGCTGGCAAAGACCGCCGCAGAGATGGAAGACGCCCTGTGTGAGCAGGATATGGCATCACAGGAGCGGCTGGCGACCATCGAGGACTCGCTGTGCGAGCTGGATGCCGCTGTCAACAAGTAAGGAGGACTTCAAAATGGACAAAATCTGGGCAAACAGATTGATTGCCGGTACCAAGACCTGGGCAGAGATGCCCGCAAGCCGCCGCCCCGGGGTCAAGCGGGAGCTGGCAAAACGTGTGGCCGAGGGTGAGATCACCCCGGAGCGTTACAAAGAGATCACGGGGGAGGACTACGATGGGTAAGCTGCTGGAACTTCTGGAAAAGCTGGTGCGGGCTCTCTTTGGCCCGGGGGACAAGCAGGATGCCGGGGAGGTAAAGCCCGCACCGGAACCTCACGAACCCCCCGGGGCAGAGGCTGTGACCGGCTGGACCGGTGCGCCACCCTATCGCTTTGTGGATGTGAGCCGGTATCAGGGCCTTATCGACTGGGCGCAGGTGGCTGCGGCGGGCTACAAGGGGGCAATGCTCAAGACCGTGAGCACCAACCGCAATCTCTCCAAGCGGGCAGACGGCCTGTACATCGACCCGACCTTTGAGACCAACTACCGAAACGCCCGAGCTGCCGGACTGGACGTGGGCGTCTACTACTACACCTACGCCACCAGCGAGGCCATGGCCGATGCAGAGCTTGCCCTTCTGCGGCAGGCGGTGTACGGCAAGGAGCTGACCCTGCCTGTGGCGGTGGACGTGGAGGACAACCGGCTGGGCAAGCTGGACAAGCAGAGCCTGACCGACCTGACCGCCTATGCTCTGCATGAGGTAGAGCAGATGGGCTTTTACGCCCAGCTGTACACCTACACCGGTTACAAGTATGAGCTGGACATGGCAAGGCTGTCCTCTCGGTGGGACGTCTGGCTTGCCGACTACACCGGAAAGACGCCCAACGTGACGTTTAACTACAACGCCCACCAGCACACCAGCAAGGGCAGCGTGCCGGGCATCACGGGCAACGTGGACCTAAACGTAACCACCCTCAACTATCCCCGTATCATCAGAAAGAAGGGTCTGACCCGTCTCCGGGAGGGCGCATGAGCGAAGCAATCATCGTAGCCATTATCACCGGCGGTCTGAGCCTGATCGGCGCGATCGTCTCCAACAACCACACCGCCCAGAGCATGGACGCCAAGCTGGACAAGCAGCAGGCGATCACGGACACAAAGCTGGAAGAGCTGACCCGGGAGGTGCGAATGCACAACAACTTTGCCCAGCGCGTCCCGGTACTTGAAGAACAGATCAAAGTGGCAAACCACCGCATTGCAGACCTCGAAGCAGACCACGAAAAAGAGAGAGGAGAGTAATACATGGCAACGATCAATAACATTTTGGGCGTCATCCCCGCCCCGGTGGCGGCAGTGCTGATGCTGGGCGGCTTTATCTTCTACGCCCTCGGCTGCATCCGGCTGGGCTATGGTGCCGCCGTGAAGCCTCTGGTGCTTGACCTCATCGAGCGGGCCGAGCACGAGATACAGGGTACAAAGCGGGGCGCAGAGCGCAAGGCGTGGGTCGTCAAGATGCTCCGGGCCGCTCTGAGCGCCAGCAAATACGGCAGGCTCATCAGCTGGGCCATCACTGATGAGACCATCGGGCGGGTGATCCAGTTTTTCTTTGACCGCATGAAGGCGGCACTGAGTAAGGAGTAAGACTATGAGCAGCACTACATATTCCCAAAAGTGGCCCAAAACGGCCATTTTAGCAAATGAGTTCAACTTTTTAGCTGTTAAAAGTCGAACTCATTGCGATTTTGGTAACGTCAACAAAATGGTGACGTTTTGTCACCGTTTCGCCGTGCTTGGCACTATGGTGCGCAACGCCGGACAGCTCCCGCAGCCCTTCTGGCTCGGTGCTGCCTGTGGCGGCGGCTCGTGTAGTGCTGCCCGCTGCGCTGCAAGGACTTGACCGACAGCAAATGACCGCCGCCATCAAAAGCGCACCGCTTGGGAGGGTAGACCGTAAGATAGCCTTACTGAGGTACGTTGAGCGGCTCCCGCTGCCGGACATTGCAGCACAGACACATTACAGCCGGACGGCGATAAGCTACCGGCTGAAAGGCATTGAAAAAATGCTGGATGTGTGATATCATAATCTTAATTGGGTGCGATTTTTTCACGAAACGCATTGAAGCGGCAGGCTTTCGGGTCTGCCGCTTTTCTTTTTGCACGATTTGTGGTATAATTATCTCAACAAATCCACCCGGCCTCTCGAAGAAGCACAACAGGGTGGATATTTGCCAGCTAGCCCAGTGCTTTATCTGGGAATGAAAAAAGCGGTTGCCAGATAGGCGCCGACCAGTCTCCCGCCCGCCTACTTGCAGTGCGTACCATGCGGGAGACGCAGCAAACCCCCGGTGTTCCGTTTGGAGCATCGGGGGTATTTTTGTTTATATACAATTTTTCAAGCGCTCATGCGGATTTTTCCGTGTGGGCGCTTTTCTTTTTTGTCTTTCGTTGTACCTTCGTTGTCTTTCGCTTTTTGTCGATGCAGTACACTGGATGCACAAGGAGGGATGTTTTATGAGCTATTACCAGATACCCGGAACGCCCTACGTTCCGCAGCAGCCTGTCAACCCTTACGGCGGCATGGGCACGGTGGGACTTGCCACTCCCCTGCCAAACGCACAGATGCAACAGGCGCAACCGCAGCGTCCGCAGCCGATGAATGGGCAACAGCCTGTTCAACAGTCGGCACAAGATGGCGGTTGGTTGCTTGGTAGACCTGTTTCCAGCAGGGAGGAATTTCTGGCAATACCGTCTGATCTGTACGGCAGACCGACCTACTGCCCAGATTTGCGCAGCGGTGTGATCTACTGTAAGCGGCTCAACCCGGACACCTGCGAATCCTATGTGCAGGAGTTCTACAGCCCGGAAGCATGGAGACAGATGCAGGCGCAACAGGCGCAGCAGACCGCTGCACCGACACAGCAGTATGTGCCTGTTGAGCAGTACGATGCCATCGTGCACCGGCTGGATGAACTGGAAAAGTGGCAGAAGAGCTTCTCTAAGCCCACTGCCGCAGCGAAGAAAGGAGAATAAGTAATGTCCTCTCCGTTTGACATGATTACTCACAGCCCTATCATGCAGCTTGCAAATCTGGCTCGAGCCGGACAAAACCCGATGGGGCTTATCCAGCAGTTAAGCGGGCAGAATGCTCCTATCATGCAGGGCTTGAACCTGATTCAGGGTAAGAACGAAGCACAGCTCCGAACGATGGCGCAGAACCTCGCCAAAGAGCGCGGCATCGACCTGAATCAGCTAGCAAGCGTCCTGAATTTGACGCTTCCGAAGTGAGGAGGCTTTACAATGGATGATTTTGAAAACAGCCATTCCGAAAAAGATTTTGACATCGACAATCTGTGTGGCAATGACAAAATATGGGTTCCTTTAATGATTGGCTTGATTTTCGGCGCGGTCAGCAAAACGTGGGACGACACGAAAGATAAAAAAGACAATCTTCCAAGCTGAATTAATAATCCCAAAATAAGCATCCCTCTAAGCGAAACGCTTCTCAGTTTTGCGGACTTGACAAAAACCGCACTTGTTTGGCTTCGCCCATCGCATACGGCGGTGGGATAGCATAACTCAAAACTGAAAGGAGTTTTGTTATGGACGATTTTGCAACTGGCTATCTGGCTGGG